GGTGGCTTGTGTTAAGTAAGACGGATGTCGCGAACTTAGCATTAGGCTACCTAGCTTCAAGTCAAGCGTTGACAGATTTAGATGCAGACAATTCAGTAGCTGCAAAAATCCTAAGACGATTTGCCGATGTATCATTAAGAAAATTTCTCGAAAGTCACCAATGGAAAATCGCTACTAAGTATGCGGCTTTGACTTTAGTGTCGGAGTCTCCTGACAGCGGCTGGAACTACGAGTATGGGGTTCCTTCTGACTATCTAGTACCTAGAAGAATAGCTGCGGAAAAAAGCTTCCAGAATCAATACGAAGAATACGATCACGAGATGAATAGATTCGACGAGATCCTATCTAACAGCGGTATCCGTATCCACTGCGATATGCCTGATTGCTGGCTAGAGTACACTCGTCTAATCCCTATTAATGCTACCTTCCCCGAGTATTTTGCCAGCGGATGGGCAGCTCAATGGGCTGAGGAAATTGCTCCACAGATCATCACGAGTAATTATGCCAAAGTAAAAAACACACTAATATCGGATCTTAAAACGATCAGAGAAGATGCTATTTCAAAAGACATCATTCGAAGCCCTCGCAAGAAAGATCCCGAATCGCCATTCATTAAAGCGAGGTACTAATGGCCTCAGGAAAACAAGTATCATTCAGCTACGGAGAGATAAGCCCATCGAAGCAATTTGCCTCTAATGAAGCTTCTTTCTCGCAAGGCTTGTCCAAGCTAAGGAACGCCTATGTTCGCGCTCAGGGAGGCGTTTCCAATCGTGTGGGCTTTAAATATTTAGTCACTCTATCAAGTGCTGTTACAGATCCCGGGCTTCTCTATCAAAATCAAAAGAGTAAGCTGCTTTCTGTAAGAGTCGATGAGGGGGAGAATCGAAATAGAATTTTAGGGTACTCCAGAATTCTTCGGTACGTAAACCCTACTTATGCAGAGGGATCCTCTCCTGCATCTGCAGGCTCTTTTATTATGTGGGACCGGAACGGGGGAGACACGACAGTATTTACTGCAGGTGGAACTGCGCAAGATTTACTAGACTTCCCCAGCGGAGAAAGATCAGTCGGAGGAAATCCTAGGAAGGCTCAGGCGACTCAGGTAGGAGATAACGTAATTTGCACCTTCGGAGACGTTCTCGCTTCAGTGAGAAACTATGTCTATACGATCGAGTGGAATGGGTCTGTTTACGGTAGGAATCCGTTTAGGGTACGCTTTAGCCCTGCAGGTTTTACTTTAAGTGGAGCGGCACATACCTGCTCAGGAAATGCACCCACCAATTTAGCTGTAAGATATATTTTCATGGTGGAATTTGACGACGGGAAAGAGTTATACCTCGCCGACTTTGCAGGAGCAGGACATCCGCACGGAACAGCTAGTGGAAGGCTTACATACTCTACTTTCACCTACCCCACCAATCTTAAATCCGTGAACGTATATCGATCCGCTGGAACGATAAACAGCGCATTTTCTCTAGTGGGAAAAGTCCCCATAAATGATTCGACAATATCTACAATAGACTTCTACGACTATGTTATCGTCGGCGACATAACCAATGGGCCACCAATAAATGAAAGGCTGTGGGGCAAGCAATACGGAGCTTCTCCTGCCACAAATTTTAAAGGCAATTTTGCTTTAAGCTCAGCTCGAAGAGTAATGAGTTTTCAGCAAAGATTATTTGTAGCCTACGACCCTAATGAGAATACTGATATGCCTGAAGGAACCATAGGAGTTTCTAGGCTAGGGGTTCCTAACCAGCTTCACTCTCCAGATATACCTTCAGCGATAGATGCGTTTGAGTTCAAGATTCCAGTCCCTACTGGAGCTAAAATCCTGCACATGATTCCAATGGAGAGAGGGCTAATCTTCACAAGCTCTAACGTGATAATGCTTAAGGGCTCAGGGGAGCAAGGCTTTGTCACCGCCACTGAAGTAAATCCTTCGGTCATATTCTTCGAAGGTGCCTCCGAGTGGATAACTCCGGCAGTGTCTGGAAGCTTCTGTTTCTTTGTTACGCCTGATCACGGAAAGGTTATGGCCATACAGATGGAAGGCAACCAGTACAAGATAGTAAACATCTCGGCCATGAGTGACCACCTCCTAAAACAGGACATCGTAGAAATGCAGGTCACTAATGCCAAAGAGGTAACGTTGTGGCTCCTTCGACGGGATGGTAAAATTGTATCCGTAACCCTTGGAGAAGCTTTCGGATTCGCACTTCACGAGACGGACGGGCTTATAACTTCTATTGCGAAATTTGAGCGAAGAGTAGAGTTCAATACTGAAGTGGAGTACATATCCTCAGGGTACACCTCGAACATATTTGACTACAACAAAGCAGACGAAGAATGTTTAGCGGTTCAAGTTCTCCGCGATATTAATGGGCAAAGAAATCTATATTTAGAATCTCTTGTTCCACGAATAGATGAGGATCTTAAAGAGGAAGGTTTTACTTTTAGCGATTCGTTCGTGACTAGAGGAGTGCAGCTGTCGCTAAATCAGAATGGGAAATATTGCGGCAGTGGATCTGAGGAGGGATGGGACCACGGGATATATTTTCTCCAGACTGAAAGACCTAGGGTTAATATTCAAGATGGGACAGACTATGCAGATGGGGATCCAGTAAATCTTAGATGCGAAACTAACTATGAACTTCTCGGAATAGTTCCTCACGTCGACTTCTATTATGATGAGACAGTCGCCGATGAGCGTGATGGCGGCACCATAACCATTAAGCGAACAATTCGATTCACCCGCACAGGCGCAGGCGTGTGGGATGGGGTGAAGCTTTTAGTTCCGGGGTATTTTGAGCAGCAAGTTCCGGCAGAGCTGCAAGACTCAACTGCACTCGCAGCAAGTAATGTAGCTACTATCCAAACTAGATATTGCTTCCCGACTAAAGTCGTGACCGTGGCACATCTAGCAGGAAAGGAAGTTTCTGTGTTTGCTGACGGTAACGTGATCAGTTCTCCTAATAGCCCTGATGATGAAATGCCTACACTAACAGTCGACGGCAGCGGCAATTTAGATCTAGGTGCGTACTATGGATATGCCATTATAGGGCTACCATACACGACCACCATTGAGAGCTTAGACATAGAGACTTCAGACAACAGAACTCTCACCGATAGCAGCAAGCTAGTGACTGAGATCGGCGTGGCTTTTGAAAATACCCGAGGAGGATACTTTGCTACCTCCGGCGCAAAGTTGGACGATTCTAAGTTTCAAGCCTTCGAATATAGGGACAGTGAAGCATTTGACCACCCAGACAGAAATTATAATGGTTACGCTAAGATAGGCGTTCAAGGCTGCTATGATGCCAAAGGACGCACCGTAATTCGTCAATATGATCCTCTTCCTATTTCCGTACTTTCGATATATCCTAAAGGGGTATCATCGGGAGAATAGCCATGGCAATTTCGACTTCTCAAGGAGTTAGACCTTTACGTAGAGTAGCCTCTCGGCATGAGAGGTCAAAAGCCGTTGAGGATGACGGCGGTAAAGCCGTCGTAAAATCCTATCAATATGGCGGTAAATCTGTGGTGGACAGTGACATCATAGATATCTCTGGGAACGTTCCCACCACGAAACCCACATCTTTACAGATAGGTAAGGAAGGGATCTTTCAATACGAACCTATAGAGATAAATACTGTTAAGGACGCCACCACAGGCGCTGCAGCCGCAGTCTCTTCGAGTGCTGCACTTTCTACGCCTGCCACTAAGTCGAAGGCTGTGACAGGCACTGACGCTCAATGGGCCCAAGCCGAAGCTACTAGAGGTATTGAGGAGCAGATGAGGGAGAACTCTCAGCAAGCTACTAATGCTAGAATGTCGGCGGCAGGTGCAGGATTGTTCCTTGATATCATGAACGCAAATTCTAAGTATGAAGCTGTTAAAGGTGAAGCTGGACTCAATATTTATTTAGCTCAGCAAAGCGCCAATGATGCCATCGCAAGAGGAAAGACTCGCGCTAACATGAGAGTCTCTGAAGGGATGCAGCAAGGTGAGCAGGCTTTAGTTTATTTAGCTGCTCAAGGCTTGGATGTTAATTCTGTAGGGGCAGATAGAATCGCCGCTTCACAGGAGGCAATGGGACTCTATAATGGCATGATGGAAGAAATTAATTCTCATCGTGAAGCTATGGGATACGAGTTAGAAGAAGTTCAACTAAACTATATGGTACGCCAAGCGGAAGTTGAACGAGACACCGCTGTCCTAGGTGGAATTATTAACTTCGGCGCTAATGCGTTAGTCGCCTTCTAGGAGCTTTTATGGCGATTACACTACCTGAAAATTCAAACAAAATAGACACCATCGCAGCAATGCCTTCCGCTAGACTCAAGGGCGTATACGCTCCACAGATCAGCGGCGAGTTCATTAATACTATAGCTAAAGACGTAGTCGGAACTCTCGACAAAAGAAACACTGAACTTGAAGCAGAACTTAAAAAGCGTAAAGAGCAGTCACTTGAGTTCCAAGAGAAACGATACAAGAACGAGATAGCTAATCTCACAGTGGAAGCTAAAGCTAAAGTCGCCGAATCTAAAGGGACTGGAGCAGTGGAGATTGCAGCCCGTACTAGAAAAGAGCTTCAAGAGGAGATGGATAAAAGGCTAGGCAATGTACCGCCAGAGCTAAAAGAAAGATTCGCAAGCATAAATGATTCGGCGGCACTTGAATATAATAGCACGGCTATCCCGCATGAGTATCGCGAGATGGGTAAGATCAGAGATGAGACCTACGCTGTAGATACTAAAAACACCATGAACCGCGCTCTAGGCACAGCTATTAATGATGAGGCTTTTGCTTTGAGCTTAAGCGAAGTGGCTAAGTCTGCAAGGGATCACGCCAAGGTTAAGTATGGCGACGGGACTGAAGAAGCCGTGACTCTCGGAAACTTCCACGTAAAGAATACTGTATCCGCTACTATCCTTGGAGCTATTGCAAGGAAGGCAGAGTTCGGCGACACTGAAGGCGCTGAGAATACTTCTAAAAAATTCATGGAGCTTCTCACCCCTGAAGATCAAATGAAGGCTAATGATCTTCTTGAAAAGTCTAAAGTTGACTCAAAATATACCGATGCACTAAGAGAAGCCAGACAAGCCAAGACTATTTTTCCGGGGGATATAGAAGCTCAGAACCGATACCTGCAAGCTATCTTTAGCGATCGTGGCGACGCCTATGTGACTGCAGTGGACATGGTTAAGACCATGGATTCCATTGAGGATAGAGCTAAGAAGAGAGAGCGAGATGCACAGCTTGAAGATACCTACAATGAGATAGCCGATCTCATCAATAAGCATGGAGAAGTTCCTCCTGACATGATCGGAAGAATATTGCAGAACGCTCCGACTGGAACGCAGACGGAGATTAATAACTATATAAAGGCTAGAGCTAACGTAGAGTCTGACCCTGATGTTTATAACTCACTGGTGGATCTACACTCGAAGGACCCAGACTCTTTCGTTAATACCTATAAGCTTCAGCGCGGTCAGTTAAGTAAAGAGGACTATAAGCAGCTAAGTAATATGGCCACTGCGCACACCAAGAAAGAAACTTCCGCAAAAGAAAAATTAAATTCCATGACCTATAAGTCAGTGAAGAAAGAAGTCGACATATTCATGGAGAACAGAGCTATCTCTGATCCTGCCGTGAGAAGAGAACTCTACAATAAAGTCAACAGTGAAGTCGAAGCTCTTAAAGATATTCCTGGGATTACTCCACTAGAAATTGAACAGCGAGTGATTCAGTCACTTAATGATTCTGAGATTGAGGAAGGAACCAAGGACGTAGAGGGTACAGGCTGGACAGTACCTATACTTGGATGGACATTTGGGGAAGACGAAGTTCCTGCGCTGGAAGGCACTGAAACTATCAAGGTCGACAAGACTCCTATTCCGGGAGAGGAACCTGACGTCCACCCGTCCATTATTCAGTGGCTACAAAAAGGCTCCATAGATAAATTCGGTCGGGCATTTAACGCCAACGAGTTAAGACAGAGAGTCGAAGCACTTAGGAAAAAGATCGATGTTACTCAACCAATTAGCGTTAAATAAGGATACGGACGATGCTCGAATATAACGATGATATAGTTAATGAGATTAAAAAATCAGAAGGCTTTGCCAGTAAGCCATATAAAGACACAACTAAAATGGCCATTGGCTACGGTCAAAACGATTTTGATCCCAAGATAAAATCTGTGACTGAGAAGCAAGCAGACAAGATGCTCAGGTCTCACATGGATAAACTAAGTAAAGAGATTAATGCTGAACTTAAAGTCTCGGACTTTACTCCGGGACAAGTGAAAACTATCTACGACTTCGCTTATAATATGGGCGTTCCTAAGATGAAAAAGCATGGGCTTTTTAAAAAGCTTAACGATGGAGACCTCGAAGGATTCGGAAACGCTATTAAGAAATTCACTAAAGCCACGTACTACAAAACTGACAGATTCGGTCGAGAACTTAAAGATAGAAGAGGGAATCCTATCCCAGTACTTAAAGAAGTTCCTGCACTCGTTAAACGCAGGGATGAGCGTTTAAAGTGGTGGAACGAAGGAACTCCAAAGACTCAATCCAACAACAGCCTAGACTTTGATTTTAATTCTTTTGAAAATGAGTTTGAAAAAAGTTTACCCGAGCAAGAAAGAAATAGGCTTCAAGGTGCTTCGACTGCATTGCAGGCGGTAGCTCCGGAACAGTTAAAGGGAGACGTAGCTCCGGAACTAGACTTTGATGCTTTTGAAAGTCAGTTCAACAGTGCAGATCCAAATACCCCAACTAGAAACATGAGAGGCCAAATATCTCAAGCCGCTAGAGGCGGGGATGAAACTCGTGTCTTAGCGGAAGAGGAAGCTTTCAGACTTCATAAGCAATACGGAGTACCCCTTGAAGAGGCTAAACAGAAACTAAGAGGGCAATCATTCGACGACATCATATCTGGAATTGATATTGATAATGTTACGCAGACTAATCCTAGAACTGCAGAGTTCATAACTAATCCCGATAACTATGTAATGTACCGCCAAGATCCTGAGACCATGAAAAAATTGGATGAGGGAGTATCTTACTTCAGTGAGTTTGGAACTGCCGCAATGAGAAGTTTTAGGGACTCGGTTCCTGAGACTGCTTACATCATGGCTGAAGTTAATGGCATGATGTCCAGAGAGGACATGATCCGTGAGCTTCAAACAATTCAGAAACGCAAGAACTCCGATGAGGCATTAAGCTATGATGCAGACATCGCTGAAGTTAATAGAGTAACTGAGTCCAGTAAAAAGAAACTGGCCAAGGGATTGCAGGGGATTGAAGATTTTTACGATCTAGAAAACAACCCATCTACAAATTTTAAACAGCTAGTTCAACAATATAAAGACGGTATTGAGTCAGGGATTATGACTGCAGAGAGCGTCTACGACTTGATGAAAGCATACATTACCCACCCCGGAGCTTCAGGGATAATGCTAGGTAAAAGTGCTGCAGGCATGGCAATACCTATTGCTGCCGGAGTCGTAGGAACTAAAGCTGGTATCTGGGCCGGTGCCCCTATGGGACCAAAAGGCTCCCTCGTATTAGGAACAGTCGGTGGGATCGGAAGTACTTTTGTATCTTCTGCCGTGATGTCCTATTCAAGCTACATATCTCAAGAGATGGAAAAGTACCGTCAGAAAGATGGAACGATAGATTATAATGCATTTTTCAGTAAAGAAAATTATCCTGTAATTAAAGATGCAGCTTTTAGATATGCTGTAGCTCAAGGTGCGCTAAGCTCTATTCAAATTAAATTACTCGGACAATTCTTCGGCAGAACAGTCGGAGCAGAGACAGCTAAGGCAGTAGCCAAGGAAGCGGTAAAGACTCCAGTCAAAAGCATATTAGTCTCTTCACTAGGTAAAGTTAAAACTGCCGCCACTGGAGTAGCTAAAGAAGCCGTCTCGCAAGGTGCCAGTGAGTTTGCTGAGGAAGCTATCCCTTCTTATATCGCACGTAGAGCCCGTACAGATCTAGGGGAGCTTACCGTAGAAGACTATGCTGACAACTTTATTAACTCAGTCTCAGAAGGATACCTAGGCGCTAAAGCCGGTTCTGTCATCGGACCTGTAGCCGCAGCTTTTAAATACCCAGAGAGATTCAAGCAAAAGAAAAAAGAGGAGAAAGCGAAAGCTGCTTCTGAGAGAGTTAAAGAGCGAACCGACAAGAAAGCCGCAGATACCCAGTCAACTATTAAGACCGAATCAGAACTTCGAAGTAAAGTGGCATCGGTTGTCAATACAGTCGAAGAAGCTACGAACTCAATCCGCTCATTTGAGCAGTCTCAAGAAATTAGAGAGACCTTAAAAAACAGTAAGACTAAAAATAAATACCCTGAGAAAACTAGAGAATTTATCAACAGTATTCTTAATCCAAAGCCTGAGGTTAAACCTGCCGAAACTGTAGTTCCTGAGGATATCGGTAAAGTTGATGATGCCATTGCTGTAAAAGAGTTTGACGACGAGGTTGTAGGAAAAAATCCATACGTATCAATATCTGCAGAAGACCTCGCCGATATCTTATTAATGCAAGGTAAGAGCCCTGATAAAGTAGTTAAGCTCATGGGCACTAATATTTATGCTGACTACGGTAAAGCTAAAGAGAATCGCGGCGACATAGAGATACCTATCGCAGATTGGTATATGGCCACGGAAGAACATCCCGAGCTAGAAGTCGCAGCACGATACAACGGGGCTAAGTTCAGCCCACTCGAAGCCGAGTCAGTTCTTAATCAATTTGGAGATAACCCTTTCACAATGTTCAGTGAAGGAGAGATGGACGGGGACGTACCGCCTCCAATTCCGGGCACTGGGACTCCTCCTAGTTCAGGAGAGGTTAGAATAGAGCCGCCATCAGAGAAGCCATCTATACACGCCAGTGGCGACGTGAGCATCGCTACTGCAGATGCGGATCCTAAGACTCAGGATACTCAATTTATCGAAGACGGACCGACCCCCGGACCGTATGACAAAGAAACTAATCTTAAGCCTGTATCTGTTTTCGGAAGATTCAAGAACGCAGGCGAGCGCGAAGTACATAAGAAGATCCATCAACAATTATCTCTAGCTCTAGCTGAGACAAACATGGACGACGCTGAGATTCGCATAGCCGCCGATATCCAATTCAATCGTGTTCGCTATAGGGCTCAAGTTTTAGGCAAAGATATTCGAGACATTAAGGACAGATTCACCTTCAAGAAGATGTCGGCGGATGAGGCTAAACTTAGACCTAACTCCGTAGCCTTCGCGGATCCACTACCTAATAACTCTTATTTCGATTTTAGAGTAGTCTTTAGAAGAGACTCAAAGATCAATACGGTCATGCACGAATTTGGCCATACGTGGCTCTACGAGATGTCAGAAGATTGGGAACTGATGCACTCTATCCCTGAAGAATCTCTAACTCCGGAGCAGAAAGATTACAAAGAGGCAATGGATACTCTTAACGGTATATTCCAAGAGAAGGGATTTCTCCCTGCCAACGAGACTATAGCATCTATAAATAACGTAGAATGGTTCAGCCTGCCAGAGAGCCACCCAAAAAGAATTGAAGAGATTAAGAAACGTAAATTAATACACGAGACTTTTGCTCAGTCTGCAGAGAAATTCTTCCTTGAGGGAGATTTTGAAAATACTAAGATGAAGAGAGTACTAGAGGTATTCAGAAAATTCTTCACTCGAATGGCCGAGTTTGTTGGTAGGGCTTACGAAAGACAAGGAATATTCCCGCTACAGATTAGTCCTGAAGTTCAAAGAGTTTTCAAAGCTATTCTTGATCTTAACCAAAAGCAGGAAGAGATCCTATACCCTATGCTGTCGGAGCCCACGTTCGACTCTAAGATCCTAGGGGCTAGAGCTGGCGCTCACATGGAAGCAGTTAAAGCTGCCCATGACCACACTATCGGTAAGTTCTACAACGAAGCCTTCAGACAGAAGCTCTCGGAGCGCGAGAAAGAAATTAAGAAGATGCAAGCCTTCGCCGAGAAGACTGCCGCTGAAAGAGTGGATTCACTCCCTTCTATGCAGATGCTTCGAGATTTCTACAGTGCAGCTGAGGATTTTAGAAACGGCAATGCAGAGTCTAGTCCTACAATATCTCACGAGTCTTTTGTCCGCGATCTATTTGACGGCAACGAAGCTGCAGCGATGGAATATAAAAAGCAGATCAGTTCCCTCTTTGTTGCAGGTAAAAAGAAAGGCGGAGCTGACGCCCGCGAGATCATGGCTAACTACAATATAGGAAGTAAAAAAGCTATGGTTGACGCCATGGTTGAGGCTTCAGCACGTGATAGATTAATCGACGAGGAGGCTAACGCCATATACGAGAAGATGCTTCCTACCCTCAAAACTAATGAGGAGCTACATGATCTAGCAGTCGAAGCAGTTCAAAATAAGAGCAAAGAGAAATACCTAAGACTTGAGATGGAATTTTTAATGGACATGGCACGCCCACAGTTCAAGCAAATGATGGGGACAGTAGCCGCGCCTGCGGGAGACATAGCCAAGAAGATATCTCCTGAGTTTATTGAGGGGGCGGCAGATAAGATAGTTCGAGATACCAGAGTGAAAGCTCTTAGACCTATGACCTTCATTAATCGCTCCGACAGATTCGGGCGAAGTGCCTCTAAGAAGTTTCAGGCTGGTGATTTTATCGGAGCTTTTGAAGATAAGCAGATGCAGGCAGTATATTTCGAAGCGTTCAAGAGATCTGAAAAGCAAAGAAAGATCTTAGCCAAGACACGTAAACAAGTGGAGCGATTAACTCGGAGAAGTTTAAAGACTCTAAGCAAGAGCTATGATGAAGACGTAGTAACGTATCTGCGTGGTGTGATTCAGATGATCCGCATGAATCAGGTTCAAGCGATCCCACATCTTAATGCTGAGAACTTTCACAACTCATATATTATAGCTGACCACCAAGTTGAGAGTATTAACGCTACTCTTGACAGCTTTAAGTCTCTCATGATGGGCAAGTACGTGGGAGATCCTACAGTCGAAGCGTGGCTAGAACTCTCTAATTTCCAGAATCAAGTTATGTCTTTAGCTGATGGAACTCTGTCAGTTCAGCGTGACCTCAAGAAAGTTAAACTTCTGGAGAGCGTAACTGAAGGGGCCAAGCAGATTATTACGGGTCAATCTGATACCAGTGGAATAGGCAACGATAATACTGGAGCTGCTATGTTAGCAGATGCCTACGAGAAGATAGTTCAGCAAGCAGGGCTCAACAAGTACCTTCAAAGTGTTCTCTATATCCGATCGATCTTCGCATCTATGTTTAAATCTGATGCAGACTTTGTGAAGTCGGAACTAGGGAAGCAGTACTATGAGACAGTCGACGCATCTTCGACTTTCGATAATGCTTTCAGTGAGGAGATGGCGTCGATAGAGAAGATGGTTCGTAAAGTTATTCGCCAAGATAAAGGGTTAGCTAAAGTCTACGGTCCTCTTCTTAGAGCAGCTCCGATAGATAAATTTAAAAAGACTCCAATAGTGTCGGAGCATTTGGGTGTTACGTTCGAAGATAAGTCAGAGATCATAATGCTCATGCTGTACATGGGCTCTGAGTCTGGAAGGATCAAGGTTTTATCGGGAGGCTATAAAGGTCAGAAGCTTGGGCGATTAGATGTCATGGCCCAGATCGATAAGAACGGCGAAGCTAACATCGTAGAGGTTCAAGCCGCGATAGATGCTCTAATCGACGAGGGTGTGATTACTCAAGCCGACTTAGATTTTGTGCAGGCAATTTTCGATACCTTTGCCAAGTACCATGAAGACGTTAAGAGCGCGATCAAATATACCGACGGGTATACTCCGGGGACTATCGAAGCTAAGTCTTTCGAAACTAAACTGGGAACTATTAAAGGCGGGTACATCCCTCTAGCTTCTGACGGTAACTACCTTAGTGACCGAGAGAAACGGGATGATGTTTTAAATCTTGATGCAGATTCGAAGTACATCATGGATCTATACCCAATGCAGAATACCAGTATGGCTAAGTCAAGAACTAGCGATCAGTACAATTTGAATTTTAATTTATCTCGAATTACCTATGATCTTCAGAACCACATGAAGGTAGCTCTAATGCGTAAAACTCTCCACGATACTGGAAAATTCCTAAGCCATCCAATGATCAAAGAGACTATCTCTAAGCACCGTAAAGATATCTACTCTCAGATAATTCGCCCATGGTTCGAGCGTACTGCGCTCCAGAGATACTCTGCTGCCGGAGTTCCCTTCTTTGATGGGGTCTTTAACATTCTTAGACGAGGGACTTATATGAAAGCCTTCCTCTTTAACTTTAAGAGTATGGCCAAGCAGTACCTAGGTCTTGTTCCTGTGACGAAGGAAGTAGGCGCACTTCGAGTTGCTCATCAGATGCTAAAAAATCTTCACTCTCCTTCAGGCTATAGAGCAGCCAGAGATAGAGTTTCCAGTATGTCGCCTTCAATGAAAAACAGATTGGCAAGACACTACTCTAACCTTCATAGAGATCTAGATGAGCTGTCGAAGTCAGGTGGGTGGATAGCGGATACAAAAAACTGGGCGAACAGAATGTCTAGTTTACTTATCCAAGCGGCACAAGGAACAGTCGACGTCGTAGTATTCGAAGCAGCTTACGACAAGGCTTTAGACTTAGGACTCAAGGGTCAGGACGCCACTAACTACGCTTACGACGTGGTAGTTAAGACACAATCATCGACGAATATAGCGGAAGCTCCTCGTGCATTTTTTGGCACTGGAACGGAGAAGCTCTTTGTTCAGTTTGCTACCTATAACGTAGCAGCGTTTAATCAGTACTACATGGCTTACTCTAGAAACAGAGACAGCAAATGGGGCGCAGGATGGGCGCTAATAACTACTTCAGCTATGGTCTCTATGCTCCCTCTTCTTTTAGAAAGTGCGCTGTTCTCCATGCTTCCTGAGATGCTAGGGATGGGCGACGATGAAGACGAGAAGAAAAAGAAGAAAGATAAATCAGTGACCGATGAAGTTCTAACTCGCTCAGCTCTAGGCATGATGTCTCACACTGCTCCGATAGTAGGGGACATAGCAGGTCGGGTAATGTTCGGGGAGAATAGAGTACGCCCGTTCCCTGCCGCTGCAGTATTTGACGATGCCATGACAGTTCGGAGAGCCATAGATAAGAAAGGCTACGGCGTGGATATGACAGATAAAGAGTTCAGAACCATGATGGACTTTGGAACGACTTGGCTTAACCTTCCGCTCAATATTGTCAATAAGACTATGGATCTTGGAGACACCATAATGCCAGACTCCAGACAGGAAAAAGCTAGAGCTAAGATGAAGAGAAAAGCTCAGCTTAAGCGGGCGAGACTCCTGAAAAAGCGCGAAGATAATAGAAGATAGTTAGTAAGCGCGGCGTCAACAGCTTTAATGCGAGACACGCGCGAAATTTTTATTTACAATTTAAGAAGCTTAATTAGGAGAATCCATGTCTATTTCTGAGGCCACCGACTCGATCGTAAAATATCTCGGCAACGATACTGCAGACACGTTCTCTATTACATTTCCAACTTACGACGACACTGATATCGAAGTTCAAGTTGAGGACGAAGCTACAGGGTTGCTCACTGATCTAGTGAAGGACACAGACTACACACTAGACAACGTAGGGATCCCAAACACTAATGCCTCACTCACACTAATCGATGCAGGTCAGGACTGGATATTTCCTACGACAAATAACCTCGCCGATGGTTACAGAATTATAATCAGGTTTTCAGAAGATCCATATCAGACTTCTAATATGCAAAACCTTGGCCGCTTCTCAGCTTCAGTTTTTGAGATGGCTTTAGATAGAGCTACCATGTTCATTAAGGCACTATTCACAAAGCTAGGTAGAGCCCCACTAATGAGCCACAAGGACATCGACGCGGGCTTTGATCCATCTATCCCTCAAATAACAGGGAACGGCACTAAGGTACTAAGAATCAACGCTACAGAGGACGCTTGGGAGTTCGCTGCTCCAGCCGCTGGTCCTACAGGACCACAAGGTATTCAAGGCGATCCCGGTCCTACTGGGCCCACAGGTCCTACTGGTCCTACTGGTCCTACTGGTCCTACGGGCGCGACTGGTGCCACAGGTGCTACTGGTGCGACGGGTGCTACTGGTGCGACTGGGCCCACAGGTCCTGCCGGTCCTACGGGCGCGACGGGTGCCACAGGCGCGACTGGTCCGCAAGGTATTCAAGGAGATCCGGGCGAAGGCGTAGCGGCAGGCGGAACGGCAGGGCAAGTACTGTCGAAGATTGATGGCGTCGACTATAATACACAGTGGGTAACTCCGACTGCCATAATCACAGATCACACTGCTTTATCTAACATCGGAACTTTCACCCACGCGCAGATAGATACTCATATCGGAAGTACTTCGAATCCTCACTCGGTTACGGCAGATCAAATTCTGCCTACGCAGACCGGGAACAATGGAAAATATTTAACCACTGACGGTTCTAACAGCTCATGGGCTACAGTATCTGGCGGAGGAGGAACACCGGGCGGATCAGATACACAAGTGCAGTTCAATGATGGAGGCTCTTTTGGCGGTGATGCTAATTTAGTTTTCGATAAGACGAATGACTCACTAAATATTCAAACTACTTTAAAGCAGCACCCAATACATGCTAACGCAGCCACTGGTCAGACAATTAATAACGTGACCACGGCAAGCGTAAGTCAAACCACTGAGTCGCTTAACTCTTCCCCTACAGGCACCATTACTCTGATATCGGAGTTCGTAGCTCCTTCAGGTTCTGGGGCTACTCAAGATACAATGGGTTCTGGGTATAGTGCTTCAGGACAGGTTGTAGATTATAATATTTACGCTGTAATACTCGCAGACGGAAATTATTATAAGTCTCAATATTTTGAGTCTATCTCGTTTACGGATACTTTAAATGATGCCAGCCCATTTGCTATAGAGCTTACGTTTCCTGTAGCCGCTTCGGAGCAGACACATTGGTATATAGAGAAGCAGGTGAACGGTGGCGGATATAACGACTCTATCCTTGTGGCAATTGGCGGAGGATACACTGATAGTGCTTGGTCAGGGACAGTATCGACAAACGCATGGCCTACATATTACACACTAACTTACACTACACCAACCGCTCCGAGTGCTGATTCTGCTCAAGAAATAAATATAGGGTTCGGAAACCTCACCGAGAACGGTACTACCTATTCATGGGAAATACGCTCAGCTTCTAACGTATCAAGCACATACTATTGTGAACAGACAGGGCTTACTGGAAACTCTTTCACAGATGCCAACGCTGCTAACACCTTTGACCTTCAGATTGATTGGACTCCGGGAGCAGGCGACGAACAAGTAATCAGAATATCTCTTGATGGAGGCTCTAACTGGACTTACCACTTTGTAGGTTCAATGACAGGTCAGTTTGTTTATACAGGACAATCTAACGATTCCGGAGCTACTACAGCATGGTCTAATGATATCGCGTCTGTTCAAAAGCAATATGCTTTTAAATGTTATGGAGCTACATTGGCACCTAGTGGTAGCTCCTTAGTTTATAACCCAACCGCCTCTACGTATTACGGAACGATAACTACTCCTAACATTGCTTATATATTTAGGCACGCTCTTGCAGGACTTCCGGGTGCAGGAGGAAAGATAATAGCGGACTACAATACAGGAGTGTCTAACGGTAAAGTAGTCACCGCTGACTTTGTAGATGTGGGGTATAACACTTGGGCTGATGGTACAACCATAACTCCAGACCATTTCGGATTCACTGGCACAGCGCAAGTCAGAGAGTATAAGCTTTATGGGTACTCAGGTTCTTTACTTATCTACTCTGCGACTGCTTACACTGTCTCTACTTCTGATACAGGTGGGTATAAATATAACACCGTCTCATTCTCATTTCCTTCAGGTGTGACTACAGTGAAGATCACTAGAGGTATTAATGGAGCCGCTCACAATGCAGCTGCAATAATAAACTCTCCATCGACCTCTATTATCGACGATGCTTTATCTTCCTCTTGGGGGCAATCAACAACTGTATCTCCGACTACATCAGTTCCTACCACAGTCAGATTTGACCATGCTAGACCTGCTATTGGACAAGCCACCGATAACCTACTTATCTGCGATACATCTGGCTCAGGTACTCGCTATCCTTCTATAGCTTTCTCGGTAGCAGCCAATACGACATCAGCTCATTCTTCTGCATTTTCAAGGATTGTGGCTAACTCATCTACAGGTAGACTACTGTTAGGAGCAGGTGGAATAGAAGGCTATAATAGCTCTATCCTAGGTACACAAATATTTAACCTTGGACACTCTAACGATTTTAACTTACAAAAATCTTCTACAGTACACGCGACTTTTTGGGCTAACGATGCGTCTAACCCCCTAGCCTACTTCTATAGTGCAGGCGACTCGAATCGCGGTACGGCTTACTTCGGTCAAAACTCAGTAGCCTTCGGTGGGACATCTAAGGTATGTATCGCACCAACGGCAGGAGGTACTACAGCCCTACACTTCAGAAGAACTTCTGGGTTCTCAGGTGACAATATTTTAATAGATGAAGCAGGGTCTTTTAAAGCAGGCTGGGGCGCGGCTGGTAGAATGTTCTTAAACTCTACAGCTGTATCATCTACTACATATCTTTTGATCGGTGGACTAAGCTCAGGGTCACAGATGAGACTAGCCGCTTCGACTACTAGCCCATCTGTCGAAGGTGACATCTGGAACGACGGTACTCAGAAATGCTTAGCTGCTTACGTTGATGGAGTAAGGCAGTTTGACTCTAGAGTTTTATTTACTCAGACAGCTACAGGCACTGCAGCCAATACAGCATCAGAGACAACTATCTCTAGTACAGGCGTGGGAACGCTTACTCTTCCAGCTAACTTCTTTGTAGCTGGTAAGACGCTTAAGCTTAAAGCTTATGGATTCCATAGCTCAGTCTCTAACCCTAACTTAACTATTAAAGTTAAACTAGGTTCTACTGTAATCTGTACTACAGGCGCTCACGCTGTTCACAACGGTACTAACCACTCAATTGAAATCGAGGCGATGATAACTTGCAGGACTGCCGGAGTAAGTGGAACAGTATTTGGTCAGGGGATGGTTCACGATAACACTGACAATATCCCTATGGTGAATACTGCAGCTACTACACTAAATACAACTACTTCTCAGGCGCTAACTGTGACAGCTCAATGGAGTGCTGCGAGTGCGTCGAATACCATATCACTAACAAATTTAGCATTAGAGGTTTTAGCATGAGTTGGATTAAATCAATTGCGAGAGAAGATAACGGAGCGGTCGCCACTTACTGGGACGTCATCAGTGTAGTTTACAATCACAGAGAGCAGCTCAGTAATCTAACTGTAGGTGGATGGGTTGACGAGGAAGCCTACGCTAGTAATCTACAGCCTCTAATTCTGAAAGAGTGGATTATACCTGCAGGATTAAATCCTCAATTAGCCGCTGGTGCAGTAGCTTTTGTGTCGGGGTATGCTCAGTCTCAGCCTGAGTTTCAATAGTAAAAGAAAGGGGATTTTATGGCAGTAGCACAGGGAACAGATTCAATAGTAAAATACACAGGTAATGGGAGCACTGATACTTTCGCTATCACTTTCCCTACCTTCGATGATACCGATATCGAGGTTCAGGTTGAGGAGATAGCCACCGGGCTTCTAACTGATCTGTCGCAGGGAACAGATTACACGCTTGACGACGTAGGCATCCCAAACACTAATGCCTCCTTGACTCTAGTCGATGCTAGTCAGGCTTGGGTTGATGGGGACGGGGATCTCATCACAGGGTACAGGCTCATAATTCGATTCTCAGAGGAAGCTTATCAGTCGACGAATCTTCAAAGTCTAGGGCGCTTCTCGGCTGCAAGTTTTGGAAATGCGCTGGACCGAACAGTTATGTTCATAAAGTCTTTACTCACTAAGCTCAACAGGATGCCAATCATCAGCTACAAGGACATCGATGCGGGCTTTAATCCTGAACTCCCAGTCGTAGAGGCCAGTAAGTTTATAAAAATAAATAATGATGGAGATGGCTTTGAGTATGCGGAAGCCTCACTAAATAATATCGATAATGCTTCCATATCTAACACCGCTAATATAGCTAGGTCCAAGCTTGCCAGTGGAACTGCTAGTCACGTATTGATAAATGACGGATCCGGAGTGATGAGTAGTGAAGCCACTCTCGCTAAATCTCGCGGAGGCGCAGGAGCCTCTATGACCTCAGTGACCTTCCCTTCTACCGGGACTATAGCTACTCTTGCGGGAGTAGAGGCGCTCACCAACAAAGACATCGATGGAGGGACAGCCTCTAACACTAGCCGAATTACAGTGCCTAAAGCTGCCACCGCTACTCTGTCGGCGCTAACGAGAAAGCAGGGAACGATAGTTTACGATACTACGACGAATAGATTGTTTGCTGATAACGGTTCTAGTCTTCAGTCATTAAACGGTCTCAATGTAACTTCAAAGACTACGACGTATGTCGCTACTGTGGCTGACGACGTTATCCTGTGTGACGGTAGCGGCGGATCCTTCGTGGTCACTTTACCTCCTTGCTCTGGGCTGGCTGGAAAAGTGTTCATGTTTAAGCGTACTGATACGACGTTCACTAACTCCGTAACCATAGCGGCGGATAGTGAATCAATCGACGGATTCGGATATAAACTTCTATACACTCAGAACGAGACAATTCGCATTGTGTGTGATGGCCTTAATTGGTATGTACTCGATAGATACTTCTACGGTCCATGGCAGACAGGTGGAGTGCTGACAATTACGGGCACCACCACTAATCCGACTAAAGGCACGACGTCAAGGGATTCATCTTGGTGGAGGAGAGTCGGCGATTCAATTGAGCTTAGAATGGAATACCTACAGACTGCAGCGGGAGCCAACGGATCAGGGGACTATCTAATCGCTTTACCTACAGGTCTACAAATAGCTTTAAGTAGAGTGGCGGAATACTCGGCAGTAGAGGGAGCAGGAGTATGGCTAGTTCCTAACTGTGTAGGGACTTGTTTACTAGGGAACGGAACAGCCAATGCAGTCGGTGGAGTGTTTGTACATGATGCCACTACGATCAGGCTGGCCACTGTCAATACGGCCCCGGGCGCGGGAGTTCTGGGCTCAGCCTACTTCTCTCTTGGAACTACGAACATATCTATATCGGCAAATATGACATTACCTATATCAGGATGGGACGCATGAGCGAGAAAATTGATTACATCTATGAGGAAGTTAAGGGTATGCGAGATGATCTTAAGGAGCTTCGTAAAGAGGTGATAATCCTTAAGACAGAGAAGAAGGTGAGCATTGCTTTCTTGACTGTTATAGTCTCTACTATCTCAACTTTGTTTTTTAAATTTCTTGATGGTATTATCAAGTAAACCTAAGGAGGGTTTTATATGGTTAAGTTTTTACTATTTACATTTATCGCTTTTATCGGAGTGGCCATTGGTCAAGAAGTTCCTTACGAGATCCCTGCGGAACTATCTACAATCTTAGCAGTTATGGGTCCATTACTTGGGGGCTTCGCACTTAAGTATCCTGTCATCGGCGATATTATCGGCATCATGATTACTTGTCGTATTATCATTAAGCCTTTGATGTCTGCATTGATTACAATAGCAGGGGATACTAACATTAAGTTCTTAGATGATATCGCTAAGTTCGCTGATGGGAAGATCTACAAGCTTGTAGCTTTTATTCTTGACTGGGTATTCTCTATTAAGCTTCCTAAGAAGCCAGTGGTGTAATCGTGGGTATCACGGAATCATTGATTAAGGCCCTTCAAGCGGGCCTTTCTATTTGGGATAACAAAGAGAAGACTAAGTACATAGATAAGCTTCTCAAGCTTCGTAAGGAGTATTATGAAGAGTATAACAAAGATCGCCCTGATATGGCTCGCCTCGACAATATTAATTTTGAGCTGCAGCTTATCAGCGAAGTCTTTAGTTCCCAAGTTGGAATTAAGACGGCTCCGAATTAGTGTCGATAAACCGGGGTTCGAGTACGATTACTGCCTCAAGTACAAGTGGATCGGGGACGAGTGTAAAGAATGGGTAACGGAGTTCTTCGACTTCACTGATGAAAAGACTCGCCTTCATCTTAAGGCGCTTGGGTTCAAGCTGATAGTTGATAAGCCCTAATTTTACATATCCCATAACATCCTTTTATGGTGAGGGCGTGGTGAGATTATTTACCGATCGCCGCCCTCATGCTAACCAGAGGAGTAGTCGCCGTAGTTCGACTGCCGCATCCCACCCAACGTATGCATCACATAGACGGAACTCTTGCCACAAATCCTTTTGTGGTAGTTAGTTTAGGAAACCCAGAAAGGATAAAACAAGTCTCCCGTAACTAAATTATAAGTATGAATTTCGTTGAGTTCAAGATAATATGCGTCCGAGTGGATCTGTCAGATTCTTACTGTCTATCCTTATCGTCCAGCCGGTAAAGCTGGCAGATTCATTCGCTAGATAAAGGTTGACAAGCCCCCGAGTTCTCTCTTCTCCCATATCCTAGTTCCGTTAGACGAATCAAAAGCTTCCTCTAAGAAGCAGCCTCTAAGTGCTTTCTCGATTCTCTCGTAGGTTCTCTGATTTAATCCTTTGGCAAGGTAGCCTTGAGAGATTAGGAATTGGTAGATCTCGTCGAGTCGCCACTTAGTTTTCTCACTGCTACTAACTAGCGATAGGACGGGAGAGGTTAAAGGCTCTACAGTGTTCTTCTCGTTTACTATTCTGTCATGCTCATCGGAAGGCACCTCATAGAAGCTCTCTCCATTTTTAAATCTAACTATCCCTTCAGCGAATAGTTGATCGCGAACAGCGCCTATTGCCGTAGTGTTAATCACGACATTCGAAGGAACTACTATGGGCCAGAATCTTCTACCGCCCATTCCACCCTCAAGATATTTTGAGTCGTTAGTCGTACCGATTAGAATGAAACCGCGTTGACACTTCTTAGCTTTTCTCGCATACAGTCCGCGTATCATGTCCGTACTGTTAGAGATAAAACCTTTCACTAGATTGGCGTCTTGCCCCTTTAAACCGATTAGTTCGGGAAGCTCTACCACTATTGACTGATGCATCTTTCGAAGCTCATCAAGATCTTTAAAAGCCGCACTGTTAGTAGGAGAGTATGAGTACTCCCCTCCTATAGCTTGGACCAGCGTCGACTTCCTTACCCCCTCACTCCCCTCGAAGACTATCACGTGATCGAACTTAGTTCCGGGGTGTAGCCCACGTGCAGCCAGAGCTATCCACATATTTTTAGACACTGCCCTTGTGTACTCAGTGAAAGGTATTCCGACGTAGTCCCTCAGGAACGTATCGATCCTAGGTACCCCATCCCACACTAACTCTTTAAGATATTTTTTATGCGGGTCAATCTGTCTCACGGCCATGAGTACATCAAGGGCTCCGCCGATGGTGGCCTTCTTAACTCGCTGAAGTCCTAGCCCGTGATTTACTGACTGGATCATGGGGCTCAAGATATTGGCCAGCTCAGCGTCAGAATAGTGTACGCCTTTGAATACATACATATCTATTCTTACGTCATGGAATAATTCTTCCAGAGAGAACATTGCGCCTAAAAGTGCAGCGACGTTAGTTTCAGATGCGATGATAGATACTTTGCCAGCATTGTCGAAGGCCACGGGAACAGCGGATCGATCAAAGATTTCCTGAATAGAGAAGGGAGTCGCAGTATTGGTAGCGCCTTCTCTCATCATAGACTCTTTAATGATGGCGAATATTGTACCCGGTCCGACACTTCCATACTTCTCAGCGCGAGCTACGATATCCTGAGCTTTCATTTCATCGCCCGGGATATAGTTTCTATTGTGGGTCCACATCTCCACTAACTCGTCGAGTAATACAGGATCATCGATGCCCGCTTTCAGAGCGAACAGCCCGTCTCTCCACTCGGAGTAGCTAGGCTTACCGTTTATCTGGAACCACTCGATGCGAGCTTTCAGATCTTTAATTTGGGCTTCTGAGTAGGGACTGTGTAGATTAACCAGAGCGTGCGCAGGAGTATCGAATGTTTTCACATCATCAGGTCGTCCCTTTGCGTGCATTAGTGCGTCGAGTAGTGCTTCGGGAGCTTCAGCTATTTGCTGAACATTTCCCCACTCGATAGAGTAACCTCGCGAAGGCGGAGCAGCTACCCATCCGTTATAAACTACGTCCACTCCGGGAGCTAGTCGCGCAGGTGGGCTGAAGAATCTCTCGTCGATAGATAAGGGTAGATAGTAATAGAAGTGAAAGCCTCCGGATCTAGTTCGCACAGTGTAGGTAGGTGCAAGCCCAGCCTCCATGCAGAAATTAGTCCACCACTCGCGACCATCACTCTTATGACCTTCGCCATTGGAGCCCGCAGCGTCCACATCTATGATTACAAGTCGGTTAGGTTTTGCAGGAATCCCAATAGCGGGAAGCTGCTTTTCGATTAGATCTTTATAGGAGAAGGTCTCTACAGTTTTCCCCGAGTAGTCATGGGATATCTTTGTACCTTCTACGAATCGTATTGCTTTTAAATCCATGGTGTCACCTAGTTAAATTAAATAAAACTCTCTAGCTTTAATGAAAACTCTTCTGTCTCGTCTACCCTGAAGTCCTTATTGTTTTGTACCTCTGGCACTTTTAAAGTGGAGGCTAGACCGTAAGCTATTTCGAGAAGGGTGACAAACTTCTGAAACGGAATAACGGCCATAGCCTCCATTCTAATCCCTTTAGTGACTAGAACTGGAATATCTTTTTTATCTTTAAGTCTTACTTCATAAATCTTTCCGATAGGTGCGTAGTTCTGATAGTTCTTGCACTGTATTTTAAAGATGTCAGTGCCCTGTATATCGACGCCCACGACTGAGGAAGCTTGCATTTCAAGCTGTCTCTCTGCCTCCGGAAAAATATGAGAAAGCTGGTTAGCGATCTCACGCTCAAACTGTTTTCCTTTTGCTGCCCCATTAACTTTCTTTTTCTTAGATGAAGTCGCTAAGCTGGATGTCTTTTCCGCCGCTGGTTTTTTCGTTGCCACCGTTCTCTCCTTGATAAATTTCAATAATACTTTTGCCTAAAAATTTCTCGATCCATAAGAGGTGATGGGCGTTGAATCTTCGTCCTGCTAAAATACCTTTAATAGTACCTAGCTGCTCCTTCGCAATTCTTGATAGATCGTGGATAGATATGCTCTGATTCCTGAGTTCATTTGTCAAAAGCGTTGCAATAAGTTTATAAAACTTTTCATGTCTTTTATTCATTTTAGATATCTCCTACCTGTATCTACTGATGCACCGATTCTCATATCGGTACACCATGATGGATTAATACACATTAAACGCTCAAATTCAGCCTCTCGCCCCTTGACTGCTTGGGCCCACATTTCATCATGGATTAAGGTCAGAATGTCAAAGCCTGCCTGTTCCAAGCGGTAGATAGCAGGGACTAGAATGTCCCTTGCAGTCGCCGATGTTACGTGCTCGGTTAGTAGCCCGCCGTATAGCTTCTTTCTAAATACTGCACCACCGTCGTCAGCTAAATAGGTTAGCCCTTCATGATCGATCTTGACATCGTGGTAAAATAGTTCCCCTCCACTCGGCAATCGGATCCTAACTCCGACAGCTCCGGGCTTAGGGCACGACATTCGCATCACGTGAAGCTTGTTGTTGCATAGCTGAGTCGTAGTCCCGTACTGTGCGGCTGCCTTCATTGCGTACTCTAAGTTAGTCCATAGGTCAGTGATCTGGGGGTATTTATTTCTATAGGCATACACCGCTTGCTTGGCTAAGTTCTCAGTGATTCGAAGCCCTATCTTTTTAAAGACATCGACTCTGAATTTGGCATGGCCCATTCCGTAACCACAATTATGGACTAGCCCTGATGAAGTCAAATACCTGTTCAGGTTCCCGCAGTCTTTTATGTCGTACACTGGGACGATTTTTGTTATTAGTCGATTGGCTGACCACTCGAAGGTTTCCGGCCTCATAGTGTCCATCATTATTAATCCGGTCAATCGTGAAGCCCCATTGGTCAAACCCATCCAACGTAATGATATGTTCCAAAAATTCGCGAAAGGATTTGAATCGTACCTCAATTCCTCTACCGCCGTAGCGTGACCAATCTTTGTCCATGGTATTTTCACACCGTTTTCTTGCATTATGGTAGCAAGCGTTCCATCTTTTTCTAATCCTTGGGTCAGGAACCAAGTCGCTGCAAGCATCGGGTTTCGTATTTGTTCTGGCCCTAAGAGAGTTCGCGCAGTTAATACAAGTTCTGGCTCTGCCTCGCCAGAGTTTATCCACGCGAACAGACGCTTCAGTCCCGCATACGCAGCGGACAGGGACATGACGTTCGACACCACGTTTGAACTCGTCTCCCACAACAGTCCATCCTCCAAAAGTTTGTCCCAGTATAGGGCTTTCGTATCCTCGCTTAGAGCCATTTCCACGGCGGTTAGCCACCCTTGGTTCGACAGTATTAAGTGATCCGGAGTCAATTCTATATTCAGTCTCTCGATCCGCATAACGCTCTTCATACCGTTTACTGATAGTCCTCCGTGGCGGACAAACTTCTCCCCGTCCCATATTAAATCCTCCGATAATATATCCTCTATCGCGATAAGCCCGCGCTCAGTAAACACTCTTGTCCATCCTGCCACGCACCCCAATGCCGCCGACTTACCAAGCTGTCTTTCATCGGAGTCTTTCTTTACTGTGCTAACGTCTATGCTGTAGATCGTAGCTGCCATATCTTCGTACCATCCGTCGGGTATAGGACCTAAGCCTACAAGCCAGAAGAGAACTGTAGGTTCAATACGAGACCAGTCACCACAGTAAAATTCTAGCCCGTGATCAGGGATCCATATACGTCGAAGTAGGTTCTTTATAAAACCTAAAGGATCTTGCAGCGATGGGCGCTTGATCTTAAGTGGGGTAGTTATGTCGTCTGCGTTTAGATCGAAGTCAATCTTGTCGGGCTTCTTTCTATCCACTCGTGGGAAGTTTTGAATCTGAACTCCGCGACCTGCCCAGCGTTTAGTCTGAGCATAATGGTAGGCGAGGAGGTTATAGATTCTCCCGTTGTACATAATAGATTTAGCTGTATCTACTTTAGCTAAGCTTGTGGATCCTGCGAGGTCCTTAATCTCTAGTGCCTCTTTAGCAAAGGTAGGAATTTCAGGGCGATCATCAAGCATCATTTCCCTGATAGTATCAGCCTGCATATTTTCAATCCAAGGGTAGTACTGGCTGAACCACTCCTTCGTTTTAGTCGGAGAGTTTAATTTAACCTTGCCACCTACAAGTCGATCGAACTTAGCTGTGAGTGTAGGCATCTCTTCTTTTATAATTTTATCCATCTCATTGATAAGATCTGTATCAACTCTAATACCTCGAAGGTTTCTCCTGAAGGTCCACTCCCAAGCGAAACGCTCAGGTGCAGGGAGGGCAGGGCACAGATAGTATATATCTCGAAGCAGTCTAGTGTCGGTGCGCCCGTAGATCTCGAACTGTTCCCACTCATTCTCGTCAAGCTCAATGAACTGTCCGGTTCTAGGGTTAGGCTTACACTGCTTGAGCATTAATTTTCTGCCCTCTTTATCTTTGTTGTATGGCATACCTAAGATATCAGCGGCACGTCCAAGACTTGCGCCGACTCTATAGTGGCAGGTGAGTGCCATGTTATCTTCTATGTTCTCAATCTTGGGATTCTCAATACAGCCAATGACTTTATTTTTGAAAGGGATCGTCCATATCAAGTAATCGAAGCCTATATTGTGCGCGATAAAATTATATTTGTGTGGGTTCATGGCGACTTCAATTAAGTCTTCATGAATATGCTGACCTTTGCGCCAAGCTTTCACGATACCAGTGCGACCGAAACACCAAGTTAGTAAGGTGGCTTCCGTCGAAGGGTGAAGGGCATAATTGATTGAGTCTACCTCAGTAAGGTCAGCATGACTGCGGGTCTCAAAGTCGAAAAAGAAATCTATCTTCATACGGTGAACTCCGCGTCTACATCTCTCATAAAATCTTTCATATAATTTTTTAGCTCTCCATCCCCATTAACTTTAGCAATGCAACCATCGAGGTCAGTGGATAGCTCTAAGTAGGTAAAGTTCTCTAGCCCGAAGACAGTGAAGACCTGATCATTCTTTTCCGCCCCAGATGAGGTGTTCCAGAACGTATACCAGTTTGAATTTTGAAATCTTGAATAACTCATTGGTTGTCACCTAGTTTAAAGCGGGAGTCTTTCCTCCCTGTCACGCACTTATTTTATAATGGAGGGACACTTGCGGATCCTCCCGGCTGAAATCTAAATAAAACTAACTGGAGCTTGTTGAGCTGCACCTAGCGTAGGAAGTTTTTCCATGAGCAAAGGTACAATAAGATTCAACTGAGCATCCGCTAACTCAGAGAGTTTCCCCGGAGCAATGTTACAAGAGTTGAACACGTTCGCCACGACCTGAGTAATCTCTGGACCGGGAACGCCTCTTTGAGAAGCAGCATTAATCGCAGCGATAACGCCCGATAGTGCCGCGTCTCTATTGAACACTACTGCAGCCGGAGCAGCTACTGGAGCAGCCGGAGCAGCTACTGGAGCAGCCACAGGAATAGCTTGAGCAGCAGTCTGTACTGGCATAGGCGCTGGCTCTGCTTTCGCTTTAGCTTTCGCAGGTGCTTTAGGTGCAGCTTCTACTACAGTCGAAGGTACTGCGACTGTCTTGCCGTTTACGAAATTTTGTAATTCTTCAAGTGTCTTAAACTCTACAGTAAACTTATACATAAACTCTCCTTACATGAACGTCGATGGTGTCATCGGCTGATTATATTGTTGTGGTTGTGCGGGCTGAGCAGGTGCAGTCGGAGGCCATGTGACTGTTCCTGCAGGTGCAGCTACGGGTTGAGCTATACCCATGTCTGCAGCGAATGATCCAAACACTTGGTTCACGTCGACTTGAGGTATTCCTCCCTCTTTCTCTCCACCCGGCATAATCATAACAGCAAGTAGGTTAGCACTTAAACCTTTCTTCTCTCCAGTGAGAGCGTAGAAACTAAAGCTAACTACCGCGTTCATTCCAGAGTAGACCTTTGCTGGATCCATTAAAGGCTGACGATTATGATCAACGATTAACGGTGGGAATTGATCGCCCGACGACAGGTTAATCCAATAAGAATCTTTAAGGAAAGCGTGATTAGGCTTCCCATCAGTGCGCTGATAAACGCCCCACTTCTTAATCGGATTCACGAAATACTGGTCAGGGATAGTAGGAAAAAATTTCTGCTTTGACTCAGCTAAAAACGCTCCCACTTGCGCTGTCATAGCTGCGTTCTGCGGAGAGTTCATAGGCCATGAGAACATCGCGCTGTACTTCAATCTCTCCCCCGGCTTTCTCGCCTTAGGCTGAAGTAGATCAGGGAAAAATACTCGTCCCTGAAAGGTAAATTTCTTGTCGTAGAAAAAAGACTTCATCTCGTTTGACATAAGTTCCTCCTTATTCAATTGTTACAGTTTCTTCAAAAGCAGCAAAAGCAGACAATATCTCTTGCACTTTTTCGTCTAACACTATTAATTCTTTCGATACAGGTTTTACAGTAAGCACGTCGCATTTATTTTTACCGACTAATTTCTCTACTTCAGTGATGGTGATCAGTTTCTGCACCATCCTTACAGGTTCTACCTTAGGAAAAGTTTCTTTAATTCTTTTCGCCATATCTTCAATGTCATCATTAACCCAGCGTCTGCGACCTTCTTTATCTCGAAGAACTACGCCCTGTAAAGCCTCTCCCTGCGCCAGTCTAAAAGTCAATTCGCTCTTAGCATCTTCCGCCATCTTTGACAGTAGCGGAGCAAGACTTATAATTTTTATCAATGCTTTATCTCTCTTAGCTTCTTTCTCTGGATCCACTAATGCAGAGTCAGTAGGTCGAACAGCTTCCATGGTTTTAAAAAACTCATTAAAGTTTTGATTGGCCATATCTACAGCTTGCTGTTTTATCATAGGACATTTAAGTGCAGGGTCTTTAGTTCTTTTGGCAGGACACCAGAAGCAGTGAGATCCGCCGACGGGTTCCTCATCTAGCTTGCTTCTCTTTATCGCAGTAACCACTTCATCTTCAAGAACTTCAAGGTCAGCTATTGTATAGTCGTCGACCTTAGGGATCACTGCCATTCTAGGCTGGTGAACTACGGCAAAGAACATATAGTCTTCAGGAATATTTTCTAAGTTTCTCATCACTCCAAGTGCATACTGTTTTAACTGAACACTGCCTTTCTTAACTTCTTTGCCTTTACCGTATTTAAAATCTAAAACTACAGTTCCAAGGGTTCCTATGATAAGGAAGTCAGCGGTCCCAAAACATTCATCCTCTAAAAATATAGGGATCCCCACTTCTTGACCGAACCAAATAACCTCCCCGAGTATGTCGTCGCGCTTTAACCACGCAGTAACTACGTCAAGGAATTGATGGGCACAGTCTAGCATCTCTTCACCTTGATCAGGTAAATGCGCGAGCTGCATATTTATGTGAGGAGGAAAATCAATTCCAAAATAGTCACGACGAAATACTGCTTCGCAAACTGAGTGAGCTAGAACTCCCTCCTTAGCGTAGGAAGAGGTCTCGTTCGGTATGTCTGCTGATAATTTAATACTGGCAGGGCAAGCCATCCATCTCTCGCTTGCACTTGGAGAGTAAACGCTGTGCTCTGATGGACGAACATAGTCCAGTAAAGCTTTCTTAATTGTAATCATTTGTCACCTATCCTTATCGTTCGACGATATTAATCACGTTAAATAAAAGTGTCAAGATCCAGAACTCCGAGGTTCTTGGTATTCTCATATAGTAATTCGTTGATGGTCTCCGCATCTTCTTTCTTGCGCATAACCTTTCCAAGTATTTGCCGATCGTTCTCGCCGCTTGTAAGAAAATAATGGAGAGTTCTTCTTGTCTGTCCTCCCCGGTGCGTTCGTGCCATAGCTTGAGCCACCTTGGCGTAAGTCCACGGATAGCCATGGTATAGAGAGCAAGCTGCGTTCTGCAAGTTTAGTGCTTCAGCTCCTGCGCCATAGGTAAGTCCTAAGACTTTAAGTTTTCCTTGTTGAAATTTCTGAAGTATGGCACTCCTCTCATCATTGCTTTGTGCTCCAGTAATCAGCTCCATTTTCCCTGCGAAGGTAGCCTTAGCTTCTTGCAAAGGGAAAAGATAATTGGAGAACACTACTAGCTGCTCAGTCGAAGTATGTAAATAATCTCTAATCCAATCTAACATATAAGGCGTCTTAGCCCGAGCAAGTTTCTCCAGTAATTCCATGTAGGCTTCTGGATGCTCAATGTCGGCGTCGGCAAGTAGCCTATCGTCGTCAAGTTTAAGATCGATAGCTATCTCTTGCTTAGCAGGTAGATCAATACAATCTTCTACTGCGACATAATGAATGACTGGATTTAAAAGCTGAGATAACATCTCCGCGTTCTGTATCCCTTCGTGAGTAGCTCCTTTCTTTTTCCCATCTCTATAGGTAGACCACTCACGCTCCTTTCTCTGAGCAAAAGTAAGCTTCCATTTCTCAAAGCGTTTCACGTCAATAATTCTTTGTGCGCTTTCTTCTATAGTCTGTGCTGCCGTTATTGCCCACGAGGTATAGTATTCTTGTGCCCCGTTAGTCATTGGAGTTCCGGAGAGTAGAATAATCTTTCCACCTTTAAAAGAGTTCTGCGACTTATGAATAGTCATGAACAAGGCTGAAAGATTTTTAGATCTCTCAGTGTCAGGGTTCTTTACGAAGTGTGACTCGTCCATGACCACTGCTCTAATGTCGTGGTAAAAACAAATTTGTGCAGCCTTGTGGATCTGAGAGTAAGGGATAAGTAAAAGGCTACGATACATCTCAGGTATAAACTTATTGCACTCTTGCTGCCATGTCGTGTGCGCTGACTTAGGAATTATCACTAAAGCTTTGGGAGTCGCCGACTGTCCGCTGCTCCTGAGCTTAGCGAAGTGCTCCTGTAAAAAGTGCAGCGTGGTTAGAGTCTTTCCGCTTCCCATGCCGTGCTGAGCTAATGCTCCAATGTAGGGAGTCTTAGTCACAAAAGAAATAAATTCGTTCTGGTGGTTTCTTAAAGTATATTTCATAGATCGTCTTCTTTGATCTCGCCCAACTTCGCAGCTCTCTCCGGACCTAAAGTCTTCAGAACATTATCGTAAAAAATCTTCTTAAAAAACGAAGCAGGGCGGTGCTTATACTCTGGAGGTCGTATCCACGTGCGATATCTAGGGTATATCTTATCTCTTCTTAGGGTAAATTTTAGTCCGGCAAATTTCAGTATGTTTGTGACGTGGTTTAGCTCCCATCTTTTAGGCGCTAGAATCCCTGCTTGAACAGCAGTATTAAAAGCGTTAGCGGTAAGTGTCACTGGATATCCTTGCCTGAATCTTTTATCACACTCGACGACGTGATCGATCATGGCATAGGCTTTATCCATGAACTGACAGTATATAAGTTTATCCGCCATCTTTAGTAGTGGAAACTTATCGTACTCCTCTGTAATGTCAAAGTTCTCTAGGTAGCCTACGAGATACTCAACTACTTCGGGTTCGTATTTACTTATAACCCCTACTATTCTATTGATTAGATCTTGATTCATGGTTGTCACCTTTAAAATTTATTAAGCTAGTCTGCGGTAGGCAAGTAGCTGCTCCCTTGGGTAGCGAGAAATATTAACTTGGTTGTTTTGGTTTCCGCCCAGAACATAAATATATTCTGCGTCTTCACGGACATAAAACGCTACGTGCCCAGTGCTGGCTTTCCGGTCTCCTCTCCAAAAAACTACAACGTCTCCTGCCATAGGGTTTTTGAATACAGGTAAGCCCCACACTAAGAATGATCTGGCCAGTGCGGAATGAGTTCCTTCGACTCCTGCCTGCTTAAGGCACCAATTTACAAACGAAGCACACCATGGAACTTCATCAGTCGAAGCCTTAAGTGAGGTAGCTTTGTGATACTCGATGACTCTAGGATTGTGAGTGCCCCCGGGAATTTCAGTAACACCTAGTTCGTCTTTAGCAATCTGATAATGCTTAGGCGTGATAGGCTTAAAAGGTTTTATAGCTACGGGCTTCGACTCTTTCTTTTTGAATAAATTTAGTATCCACTTAAACATGATTGACTCCTACTTATTTACGGCTTTAATTGCCATAGTTGATTTTTTATTTTCACCTACATTTTGTCGCAAAACGGACCAATAACGCGCTCCGCCAAGCCACTGGTCTCCCACTTTGCCAGCAATTCTTTTATCGCGAGACACCCAACGATTGAGTATCCGTACTCCACACTCAAGGTTAAGCTTAGGATCGTGCAGGTATTCTGCCACGGGTAGTGGGCATCCGTATCCCTTCGCCGACTCTATTGATAGCTGGAGAAGTCCGCGAGAAATTATATACTCCCCTTTTTGATCTTTAAATGATTCTTTATATTGAGTGAAAGTCTTCCACCCTGACTCGTAGTATGCCATCTCTACTATGATCTTAGCCCAGAACTTTACGCGCTCATCATGGGTCTCAGGGAAGCTATTGGAGAAGTCTTTCCAGTCGGTAGGCTTAACCTCTAATAGATCTCTGCCGTAAATAACTAAGGCTTTAATGAGGTGAGTATCGTAGGTCGTATTATTCCAGCGCCCTTTAAAGTCTATAGTCTCCTGCTCAGTGGGGGTAGGGGTAAATGTAGGGCTACCCGTCGGAGTAGGCACGGGATCTTGACTGCACGAAATAAACAAAAATAAAATAACTAACTGCTTCATAATACCCTCGGTTAATAAAAATTAAGAATCTTAGTCCTTGGCAAAACGCTACACTAAAAGCTTGTAACAATCAAATGAGGTGCCCAATGAAATTCTTACTTATGTCTTTACTCCTAGTATCCGTCACCGCCTGTGACCTATTTAATAAGCCAGAAGAGGACGGAGGAACTGCAGTTAAAACTCCCGGTCGCTGCATCGATGGTGCCACTGCTATCGCAGAGGGCTTCGACTTATCTAAACTTGATCCTAAGCACAAAAACTGCGCTCCTACATCCGCTAATCCTGACAAGTGCTTCTGTGTGACTGACCAAGCCTGCCACACAGCAAGTAAATGTCCTAGTAACTAAGCTTTACTTTTTTACTTTCTTAGCAACGGGCTTCTTAACTGAAGCCTTAGCTTTTTTCTTCACTGTCTTAACTTCAGCCGGAAGTATTTTAAAAATAATATCTACTTTTCGACCGTCTTCTCTTTGGATAAGCATACTAAATTTTCCAATAGCTTCTTTTCCGAAAAGTCTTACTATATCATCCGCATAAGTAACGCTCATGCCCTCCACCATATCCTGAATAAATTTTGGAATGTTCTGTTTGGTTAAAGTCTTTTTCATTTTATCTCCTTAGGTTTCTCAAACCCACAGACGCAAGACTTATATCTTACGTGGTTAATGTTATCGCAGTCATCGCAGTCCCAGTATAAATTAGGAAATGCTTCAGCTTTCTTCTCTTTTTCTTTTCGTCCAATGATCTTAGACCTGCACCTTTTACAGTGCGATCTAAGCCTACTGCCTAGCCCGTCGACGAACGAGAACATTCGACTTGGTAGAATCTCTAAGCAATTCGTACAGGCTTTACGGTCTACAGGAGAGTATTTAATTTCATAGTTCACGTGTCTCCTCCATCATTCTATCAATAATAAGTCTCAGCTCTAGCTCTACAGGCAGAGCTGACCAGTCAATGCCCACAATATTTTTGAATCCGAAAGCAGTCGGTTCTTTAGATACGAAAGAAGCTTTAAGCTTAAAGTGCTTCGATATCCAGTCAAGTCTACGCTTATCTCGCTCAAGCCTGTCGTTTTCAACTTTCAGCTCGTCAACGTATTTGTGCCATAAATGACTCTCTAGTGCTTCGTAAGATCTCTTATCGCCTTTGTCTCTGAGGTCATAAATTTTATCGACCATTACATTTGTGTAATAGTTTTCAGAATGTGTCATGCTCATGATTCGACTCCCATCAATTCAGCTTTTAGCTGCTTAAATCTTGCATCCCATAGCGGAACTTTCTTAGAGACAAGGTAAGTCCCGTCGCGCCTTGTTCTTGCTAAGTACATATCGATGCAGCGTAGGCAATTAACCTCGTCGACTTTAGTTGAGTAGCGATAGTCGAACTTATTTACTCCGCATGGTGTACGCTTAATCGTTCGGTTATTAGTACCTATATGAATTATAGTCGCAGCCCTCAAGATATCTTTAGCTGAAATAAAACTTTTCGCTTTCATAGCTCATCATCCTTGTCGGGATAGCAGCCCTTAGACCCTCTCATGAAAGCAGCAATGCCCATGACTAAAGTTATATAGACGACTGCGGCTATTGCCATTTCAAGTATCGTTTGCATAAATCTCCTAGTTCTGAAGCTTATGCGCCCACAGAGCGCGTGCTTGATTAATGTCGTCGACTGTTAGCATAGGGGAGAACTCGAACTTAAATCCCTGCTCCTCTTCTAGCTCAGCCTTAGTGCATCTGACGCTCTTAAACGAGTATAGAAAGCAGTCGTAGGTTTTATCCCTGCCATGTCTAGGCTTACATTTCTTTTTTGCTACCCTTATCGTGGGTATTCCTGAATTTAAAATCATAGTGTCACCTATCCTTATCGTTCTAAAAATCTAGTGTAGCCAATTCGAATTGTCAACTAATCCACTTGATGATCGGGGTCGTTAGCGCAGCCCTGCCCATTATGCCCACAAAGCATCTCAGTAGTGCCGCAGTGAGGGCACTCATCTATAGCGTCGTAGGCTTCTAGAATATGCTGTAATAGTTGGGCTTCCCTAAGCCTATCGTGCTTAATTATCGCCCGTAGAGTTAGCCCTGCCTCTTTATGACAGCGCCTGATCATTTTATTTATTAAGTGTTTTTGCTCTTTACTTAGATTCATGTTCGTCCCTAGATAAAAGTTGATAGATCAATGTCGCTTCGATTAACTGAACTATTGCGAATAAATCTTTCGCGTTTCCATTTTCTATAGTGTTCTCTGATCATGTCAAGGGCACAGGTCAGCATAAAAAATAAAACCAGTACTGCCCACAGACTGGCTAAGAATATTAGTAGCTCGCCTCTCATTTCTTGATTAAAATAGCTCATTTCCAAAACTCCTTTAGTAGCTCTATGTATACCGCTAAATATTTAGGTCTAAGTTTATTCATTTGTGCATCGGTTATTGCCTCATATCCGTTTGCTATATAATGAAAATCCCAGAACTCTTCAAATGTCATACTGATTATCGAAGCTGGCGCGTGGTGAGCTAAAGCCTCAGTCTTTATGTCTGCAATAGTTATCATAATTTCATGCCCCTTTTCGTCGATATCTTTTCAGCTCCATCAATCAATTCATCTAGGCGCTGTCCGGTAAGGTTAATAAAAATCAAATTGATTCTTGCCTGCTCGGTACTTGTCGCACTGTCGAATAGCTCTTTAATTCTTTCCGATTTTATATCGGGCTTAACTGCCATCATAAGCGCAGTAGACAAAGGGCTTGCCAGCGTCGAGTAGTTTGGTTTTTTGTTCATAGTTTTCATTCCTTGGTAGTGTTAAAAAGGGATATCATCGGCACAAAAATCATGCTTAAGTACATTGTCCGCTATTTCCTCGTATGCTCCGAACTTTTCTTTATTCCACAGATTGCGTCTGTCACCGTCGACGACCTTAATCACGTCCAAGAATTTTCGCAGTAGCGTGTGGTTAGTCATCGGTCGATCGATCTCAAGCTTTGCCAAGTATTCTAGTACGTCCTGACATTTTTGCAAGTCTTCACTATGAATTGTTTGCTCGGTTAGTTTAGTATCCACAATTGCCTCCGGTTAAAATTCTAAAATGTCGTGCTCAATTAGTAGCGCCAAGGCTTTTTTATATTTAGCACGCCAAAAAGCTGCACTATCACTATGCAAGTTTTCAATTTTAGCCTCGGGCTGGCTGTTATTAGTGAGGTAGATATCTTTGACAGTGTATCCATCCGGCAAGGCTAAGGGCTTCAGTGTTCTACTGCTAAGATCTTTAAGCTTTAAAAACCCATGTACTTTATAGTTTGAAATATTAGTCATTTTGCAAATGTCAGCGATAGAAAATCCCAGCTTACGCTTGTTAATGATCTCTTCTTTCTGGCTATCGGAGAGATTAAAGCTATTGGAAAATGCTCGGCTAACTGCTCTCAATTGACTGCGCTGCTTTTTAGCCTTTCGCTTTTTACGTAGCAAATTGCCGACTTGATGTACAGTAGCGCCAATTTCCTGCGCTATATCGATGTAATATTTTCCCTCCCTGCTTAGCCTTTTAGCCTCTATTTTTTGAGTGCGACTCAAAGGCTTGGAGTAAGTTCGTTTAATGTTCTTGTCTGCTGTGTTCTCGTTTAATTCTTGCATAATTGCCTCCGGTTAATAGTTATTTAGTTAATAGTTTCGTGCAAAAGATACTCTTATAATATAGTCGCTTGCGTTTCCTGCTTCGGGCGCTAAGTACATATCGAAAACGTCAAGTGAAGACGTAAACCAATGCCCACAACAATCACGGGCGCAGCCGCAGCTTTTCCCCCAGCCAAATTTCTCAGCCGCCCACGACATGATAGCTTCCTTAGTCGCAGTACTTTCCAGCCTATAAAACGCATAGCCTCGCGGTGACTCAGCTTCCAGTGTTAGATAGCTGTACTCCTCGCCTGTAGGTTCCTCGATATACACTTTTTTAGATTCGCTCACTTATCGCCTCCGGTTTTAACGTATTCTTTAATCATATTAATTTTCTCTAGTATCGCGTCCCAATTATCTAAGTCAGTGCAATCCCACATTGAGCAGGTCGAATCGTTTTCTAATGCCCTTATTTGCTGTTTTATGTCTCGTTGTAGGCTGTTAATCGATAATATTACTTCTGTCTTTTTCATGCTATCTTCCCCGACTCATAAAATTCATAGTCGTTAGCCTCGCAAAGGTCGCTAATGTAATCATCGCCCAGCATTGCCTCGTACTCCGAATGAATAGATTTTAGATATTCGTTAAGTGCAGTCTTAATAGAATCAGCCGATAAGAAAGGCTTAACTAGGTGTTCTAGTAGATCAATGTCATAAGTGCAGCCGGTCAACGGGCAATCGTCAATTTTTAGCACTAACTCGAATAGGTGGGCATAATTAAAATCATCATGCGTAGGCTTGATAGTTATATGCTCGCCACGATCGGGGACACAAGAAATTGAGTAATCCAATTTGCCGTCGATTGCCTTTGCAAAAGCTTTTAAAGTTTCGATTCGTTCCTGCATACAATGATCATATAAATAGCTGGATAAATTATCGATGATTTTATCTTTTAGGTCTCTGCTGGCTTCCTCGAACTTATAAATTTTATACTCTTTTATCACTGTTCTCATTTTAAACACTCCCTTTCATGAATTTTTTATTTTTAGTTATCTTGATAGATTCAACGGCATTAAACGGCATTAGTTGATCTTTCATAGCGTATTTAATCGCCATTAAAATATTGCTCGCCAGCTCTACCCCGTCGTCGGCTTCAGTGTAAGGCTTAACGATGCGCGTGCCGTTTGAAGTTTTTATTTCTATTCTATAGATTGTTTTCATAGTTAGTATTCCATGCCTAAGGTTTCTACAATGCGCTTAAGATTCGCTAAAATCATTGGCAATCTTGCCTCCAATTTTTCCTTGGTAAAGTCTTCAAGTGTAGCATCCTCCCATAGAGCGCAAGCGCGTGCAGCTTCAAGATCGGGAGTTTTTCCCTCCCCGTAAGCACTGGCTTCAGTTTTATAGCTAATCCTGCAAGTTCGCAGCGCCTCTAAAATTTGGTATGCTTCGATCTCATCGCTGAAAGGCGCTCCATACCAAGTGCAAGCTCTCTCGTCTTTTCTCCAAGTATGAAAGTCATTAAAAGTATATTTAGGCGAGAATGAATAGTCTTTTCCCATATAAGGGCACTCTACGACTTGGAGAGTGTTAGCGTCGACGGTTTTAGTAAATTCCACAAATTTCTCGCCATAATCTTTCATGGGCACTGGGACATCGTTAAAAAACACTCGGGTTTTAAAATTCTTGGGCTCTCCTTTTCGATATCCCCAGCAATCCCGATCACTCGCATGATAAAGGCTATTGGCTACGTAATGCATAGGGGAGTCACTAGATACAAGGTGGTATTTGATTGCCTCGCGTAGCTCAGGGAAATGCTCGGATATAATGTCATGAATACATCCGCCCGTAAGAAAGGCAGAATCCGAGCGCCTGCCTCTCTTGTATACACTGCCCGTAACGGATAAGCTGTTATGCCCATTTCCGCACTCATCGTCGAATCTTACCTTAACCACTAAGTCGCAAGGCTTCCCGTCGTATTCGATCTCTTTGGTATACGTTTTAGATTGATTCTTTACTAGTTTACTTGAATTCATAAAATTATTCTCCCTGCATTTGGCAGATCACTGCCTTTTCGTTTTGCTCGTCTTCACAAAAATCTCTGATAGATTCTTCCTCGTTATCATTGCGCTGTTCGCGCTCGATATCCGCGTGCTCTAAGTAGGCTTCCTCTTCGACTTCGCTGGCTTCGAAATTGGCACCTATTAAGACGCTATAGGTTTTAGCCGTAGCAGAAGCAGCCGCCTGGCTTGCCTCCGCTTTAATGCTGGCTAATGCGCTTAAAAGCAGCATGATTAAAATTAGTTCTCTAGTGGCTATGGGTTTAGAGTATTTCATAATTAACCTCTATTCGCTGAAACTAAATCAGCCTTGTCGAAGGTCACTCCAAAATCCGCATCATCTTTGCCTGATTTAAGAGGCATGATAATCATGAAATTATCGGCTTCGAGTACCTCGAAGGTGATAGGGCTTAAGCTTCCGTTAAGCTTAACCACGTATTCAGTGCCATCAGCTAAAGGCTTCAAGAAACTGGCATTAATTCGGAACATTAAATTTTCATGCGGTAAGTATTCATTAGAGACTTTGCCCGATTCGTAAAAATAAGCGCGTGGTGGCTTCTGACTTGATCGGTGGGGTTGATAGTGGTGGGGTTCAATGCGATAGCTTATTTTAAGTTTATAGCTGGTCGGTATAATAGATGCGACTCGGGGATATTCGCGCTTTACGGTGCATAGAGTTTTAGGGTTAATAATTAGATCGGCTAAGCTTTGATCATATAGGCACTGCGCGTGCGCTAATATATGCCCATCCGTCGATATAAGCGCCTTGCGCTCCGATAGGTGGATATAGCCGGCTAAATTCGGTCGCGTTTCGTCCTTCGATATACAATATTGTACTATCTCCAGCATTTTTTCGTAGGGTTTTTTCTGTTTTTTAGCCATTTTTTCGTCTCCTATATAGTGGGCAATAGAGCCCGTTAAGTTATTGATTTTACGTTGTAGCGTATATTGCACTGGAATTCGTGTTCCACAAGCATGGACTTGATAGCTTTTTAAAAAGAGTGTGTCAACTGGAATCTCTTTGGCTGTTTATAACTCAGGGCATAAAATCACTTTGCTGCCTCTGGTATAAATATTTTATGAGGTTGTAAGTATTTGAAAGTGTTAGTGTAGTGGGGTATAATAAGCATAGTCTATTTATAACAAATTAGGTGAGTTATAGGTGCGCAGGTTCCAGGTGCAGTAATACGAATTTTAGAAATGTTTGGAAATCAGTACATGCATCTTTGCATAGGCTAGCTACACTATACGACTTTGCTGTTTTTCCACAAAAGTGCCTATATATCGTAGTACGCTGCGACGCTCAGCATAGCACACTATACAATTGCATAGCGTGCTATCGTACATAGCGGCATATCGTACTAATAGCAGCTAAAAGTACTTAATGCGTATTATCATATTGCGCTATACTCTCCACTTCGCGACTCTATGCCTAGCCTCGCATATACTCGGCGGCGCGGAGAGTTTAACTCCGACTCTCCGCGTCCAAGCTATTGGGTATTTTTGGCGCTCCTAAATAGCCTTTAAAACGCTTCGAACACTCCAGCCCTGCCCTACGTATACCCTACCGCTCTAAAAGCTCTCAAATCGAATCCTCGTAAGCCTGCATTGATCCCTGCCACTTAGATCATTGGAGAGTTTAAGGCTTACATGACTTAGCAGTCTACGGGCTTAGATCAATAGACTATAGGCTATAGCTGTGCAGGTGCGTTAGAAGCAGCCGCGTCATCGCGCGTGCGTGCGCGTGGTATAGTCATAGGCATATAGACTATAGGTGCGTGGTGGGTGGGGTAGCAGGTATAGACTAGTAGGGTACGCGCGTGAGGTATAGACTGGTAGGGTACGCGCGTGAGGTATAGACTATGGGTGGGGGAGGGGGTGGCGCCCCCATTTGTGCGCGGTGTGGCGGGGGATATCCCACCACGTCTCAAAAATTCTAAAACTTAAAACCACTACTGCATTGTGTCATAGTATACAGGTAATAGCTGTAAAACTTAAAACCACTACTGCATTGTGTCATAGTATACAGGTAGCATCCCTCCCCCGCTTGAAAATATGGAGATTTTTTGTAACCAAAACTACCTAGAAATGGATACAAAAAGTGACCACCCTCCCCACCTTGGAAAAATACATACGAAAAATATTGACTCCTCCGGTTGAATATGTCGACGAAACGATTTAGACTGCCCCTATGAGGCTAACAGATAAGGCAAGAGATTTTATTCAATACTATGACGGCGACGACGTGAAATGCATGCGTTTAGCAGGGTACGAAGGTGCCGATATCTATCTGCAGAAAAAAGCCGAGGAACTGCTCAAGAATCCCATAGTGCAAAAAGCCCTACAGGACAGAGACAAATACTACGAATCGAGAACCCAAATAGTCGCCGACCGGCAGGAACGACAGGCGTGGTGGACCAGTATCATGCGGAACAAAGATCCTGATGCCGTTCCAGAATACGACGGTAATGGACTCCCTAAGTCAACAAACGTCCCTCTGCCTACCCGACTAAAGGCATCCGAAATGCTGGGTAAGTCGGAGGGGGATTTTATCGAAAGGCATATTCACGAAGGTAACATTACGATCACGGATATCATTCGCCAGAGCTATTCTCTTGACGATCCTGCGGAAGACGTAGAAGCTATAGAAGCGGCGTATCGTGAAATTAAAAATAAGAAAGAGTTGATCGAAGAGATTACTCCGGTTGAAACTCCAAACACGCCGACGGGGTCAACGGGAGAAACAGAACTAGATATAGCAACATTTTTATAACGAGGTAAAATATGTCAGAACAATCAGTACACGAAAATCAAACTAACTTTAGCTACCCATCGCCGGATGCCTTTGCTGTAACTCCGCACGCATCTAATAACATCGTCGACTCTAACTCTGTGGTTCGTACTGCCAGAGCATTGTTCATCGGCGTAGGCGGGAACGTGACTCTTGTAACTAAAGCTGGCAATGTGGTTCTGTTTAAGAACTTACCAAGTGGTTCCATACTCCCTGTATCTTGCATTAGAGTTAATGCGGTAGGGACGGCGGCGACTGACATCGTAGCACTTTTCTAAAGAGGTTTTATGATCGGAATATCTATAGGGATGAATAGTCGCGTAGGGAGTCAAAATACTCCGTCACTATCGTACCTAACCAATATTACTGCGTGGTATAAATGGGACGCAGGAGTTCTTAATTCCAGTGACCTGCCTGCGGCCAGTGATGATCCTATAAAGACGTGGCAGGATCAGGTTGGAGGGTTTCATCTTACTCAGGCGACATCAAATTTTAGACCGCTATTCAAGGGCAATCATTTACTATTCGACGGAACAAACGATCAATTAATTATAACTACTGGATCACTACAGGTTAATGGTGGGGCTACTTTTGTTATATGGGAGCCATTGGCGACTGCCACAGGTATCGCCGATATTATCTGTGGTGGGACTAATGACGGGCAGACTTGGCGAGAGGTTAGTCAAGACGGAACTTCAGTCAGTGTGAGAATGTATGCAGGGAACTTTGTCAACACTGTTTCCTACGCCTACGGCGTGCCTCATGTAACTTCATTAATCTATGCAGGTGCGAATTCGGTTCAGAGAAAAAATGGGGTAGAAACGGGACCTGCTAACGCCGGAACCAACTCCGGCACAGGGATGAGTGTCGGAGCTAACCGGAACCCTGAAGGTGGTAGAGCGTGGAAAGGTAAAATCAAAGAGATTATAGTTTATAGTGTAGCGCCTGCGGGAGCTGACCTCTCAACAGTGGAGTCTTACTTAACGGCTAGATCTTATCTATGACGGATATCGGATTTCCTAACATAACCAAGATAGCTAACAAGCCATCGACTCTCCAGCCAGCTCACATGATGAAGCTGTGGAGACATAAGCCTAAAATATTTTTTGAAGATGCCATGGATCTCAAGCTAGATACTTGGCAGGAAGACTGTGTAGAACTCTATATGCACAATCAACGTCTAGCCATGATAGCCTCGAAGGGGCCGGGAAAAACTTTCCTACTTAATTGTCTCGCATGGCATTTCTTTATCACGCACCATCAGCCCAAGGTGGCGGCGCTATCAATCTCGAAGGATCACTTAATGTCCAACCTTTGGGCGGAGCTTTTAAAATGGCGAGCTAAATCTCCCCTACTTAAAAACTCCACTAATGACGGCTTCTCTAAGATCACACTTAAAGGGCATGAAGGGTATTCGTTCATTGATGCCAGAGCCTATCCTAAACAATCAGACGAGACCCAGCAGGCTTCGGCTCTAGCCGGTCTTCACTCTGACAACGTAGCCTTTATTATCGATGAAGCAGGTATGATCCCTGACGCCGTATTAGCCACTGCGGACGCGGCTCTTTCTACGGGCGATGAGAACGGTAAGAGAGCTAGACTAATCTGCACCGGCAACCCGGAGTATCCACGGGGTATTATCTATAAAGCTTATCAAGGTAAATCGATTCAGAAGTGGGCGATCTATTCAGTCTCAGGGGATCCCGACGATCCTAGGCGAGCGCCAAGGGTTTCTAAGCTTTGGGCCCAAGAAATGATTGACACCTACGGGCGGGACCATCCATGGGTTATGGTCAACGTATTAGCTAAATATCCTAACGTGACAGTAGACTTTTTACTTAACGAACAGGAGATTGATGAGTCGATGAGACTTGAGGTAGCTGACGTCCTTGTCCAGAACTCTCAGGTTCGCCTAGGAGTCGATGTGGCACGCGGGGGTATAGACTCTACTGTCTTCTCTCGCCGACGTGGAATGAAGGCATATCCTTTCGTTGAGTACCCATCTACAGATAATGGTCCGACGGTGGCGGGTAACATCGCTTTCCAGTGCCAAGAGAATGGGGTGGAGCGGGTATTCGTGGACGACACAGGGGGTTATGGATCTTCGGTCATCGACAGTCTTTTACTCTTCCCCACCATTGACGCGACTGCTATTAAGTATAATGCTTCAGCGCAAGATAAAACTAGGTACATAAATAAAAGAACAGAAATGTGGGTCAGAATGAGGGATTGGGTTCGTCGTGGCGGGAAATTGCCCAACGATCCAAAGCTCAAAGAAGAACTCATGATGCCCAAGATCTACTATAATGGAACGGTCATGCAGCTCGAAAGCAAAGAGCAAATTAAGATCCGACTGGGTCGATCTCCTGATAGAGCCGACGCTTTAGCTCAGACTTTCTGCGACGTGGAGGAGAAGTCCACCGGAGCTAAGTTCCTTAATGATCGGGGAGAACCAGTCTATACCGCCCCACAAAGGATGCATCTTAGCGATTCAGCTCACATTGACGGATTGAATCAACCGTATTCTAATTATAGTGCATAAACTTTAAGCGGGTGTTAGGATAAACTATGGCATTAGGGTTTTTAGAAGACATTGGCATTAGTAAAGATGGAGTCGTAGGCGGCTTCATAGGTAATGCCGTTGGCGCACTTTTCGGACCTGCAGCGGCGGGAATAGGTGCAGTCGGCGGCTTTGTGGGCGGCTCGATTAAAAGCATTAAGAAGAAAGCCTACATCGCTAAAGAGAAAGCATATAATGAAGCCGAAGATGCCCGAATAAGATCAGTGATGAGAGACTACGGGTCTCAGAAGCAGACCATGGATACTATCTCTGCAGGATTTAAAAGAGGAAAGGTAGGGCGAGGCTCTGCAATTCCCGATCCTATCGCAGATACCTCAGGGTTTATCGGCGACGGCTTAGATCAAGGCAGTGGAATACCTTCAACTTCAGGAACTTTTTAAAGGAAAATATATGGCCGTTAGAAAAATCAAAAAGAAAAAAGTATCTCCTCTTGATAAAGCGCAAGGCGTTTTAGAGCAGCAAGAGCTAGAAGACGGGTCTACCGTACTAAGCCTTCTCGAAAGTGGAGCCTATGATTCCCCTATTGAAAAGCAAAGGGAGGCTAAAATGCGTATAGAAACTCCTAGAATCGACGGTATGGCCGTAGCGGCAGGACAGACTGGAGTGGTCAGACAACAAGCTGAGATGGATATAGCTGCCAAAAAAGAAGCTAGAAAGAAGAAAGTTCAAAGTAAGAAATAGGGGTTTAATATGAGCAGCTCACCTTTAACCTATTCGGACATAGTACGCCTTAAAGCGTCTATGTACAATAATAGATCTCGCTACCTCGACAAATGGAAGGAAGCTGCACAGTTTTTATCTCCTAATCGATTCAATAATAATCCATCAGATAAGCACAACGGATCTAGAAAAGATCAGAAGATCTTTAAGATTAGTGCAAGACTAGCTCTCCGATCTTTTATATCAGGTATGATGAACGGAGCCACCCCACAGTCAAGACCTTGGTTCAGGTTAGTCGAAGCAGATGCCATCGCCGGTCAGACTAAAGATTCCCGAAACTTTTTTAGTGCCTGTGAGAAAATTCTTACTTCTTACTTTCAACTATCGAATCTATATAGAGTACTTCCGATGAGCTACAAGGACGTGGGCACGTTTTCTAACAGTGCTTTCGCCATGCTTGAACACCCTAATACTGGATTCTATTTCTATCCTTTTGCTATTGGATCCTTCGGGTTCTCTAGCAATGCTGAGGGTAGGACAGATACTTTCTTTAGAGAGTTCTCCCTATCAATAAAGCAAGTGGTACAGATGCACGGCAAGCTTACACCCACAGGGCATATCGACTGGGAAAATTCTTTGAACGCTGGCATTAAAGCTATGTGGGACTCGGCGAGATATGAGGAATCAATAATCCTCACTAACCTTATTGTTCCGAATCCTAATCCAAAACAGTCACCGCTATACTCTAAAGATAAAAGATTTCAATCATTCACTTATGTAGATGCCGTCGGGCAGGGAGTCCCTAATCAGACTCCGATGGGTTTTGCTCAGAGCCGAGGCAATTCTAATCATGTAAATACCCCGATGAAAGACGGAGAGTTCTTATCGGTTAAAGGCTACGACTACTTTCCTATCATAACTCCAAGATGGGAGGTGTCCCCAGAAGAGGACTACGGCGTAGACGGTCCGGGTGAAATGGCCATTGCTACAGTTAAAGGGCTCCAAGAGAAAGAGAAATATCGTCAGGAAGCTATCGCTAAATTAGTTAAGCCTCCTATGGTGGGACCTGCATCCCTTAAGAGACATCAGTCATCCATTCTTGCGGGCGGGATCACCTACATCGACGAGTCGGTGAAAGGTCAGTTCAGACCTGCTTTCAGCATTGATCCTAGATTGTCGGAGCTAGTGAATAGTGTGAACGAAGACGTGCAGGAAATTAAATCTTGTTTCTTCGAAGATCTATTCATGATGCTTGCATACGAGAAGCCAATTTCGCACATTACTAAAGCGGAAATTGATGAGCGTGCCGCTGAAAAAATGCAGGCATTGAATCCTGTACTGGGTCAGTTAGACTTTGATCAGAACGGTCCTATTATTGAGAACGCATTTCATATTCTTTATAAAAATGGAAAGCTTCCTGAAATTCCTAAATCACTACGTGGAAGAAAAATCAAGCCAGAATATATTTCTGTTCTTGCTCAAGCTTCTAAAGCAGCAATGGGAGTTTCAGTGGAGAAGGCAGTAGGATTCGTAGGAAGCTACGCGAACGCCATGGGAGATCCGACTCTCAATCAAATATTTAATCATGAAGAACTTCTTAAGAGATACTGTATTGAGTACACAGGTATTGATCCTGATCTCATCAGAGATGATCAAGAGTTTAAGCAGATTAAAGAAAATATTCGCCAACAGCAAGCGATGGCAGCACAGATGCAACGTGCAGCCGGAGAAGCCGCAGTGGCCAAGGATCTTAGTCAAGCTCAAACAGGCAATGACTCTCTTCTTGACAGTGTAATGGGCGAACAGGCATAGTCGATTTATGGACGATACTAAATTAACTGAAAAAGAAATTGCTAAAGAAGCTTTAGAGAAGATCGATATTCAAAATGTCATGGGCTCTGATAGCGGTCGCCGTTTTGTATGGCGGATCCTAGAGTACTGCGGGATCTATCGAGATATCGACGGGGAAAATATTGACGTTTACAAAGCCCTCGGCAATCGCCAAGCGGGGCTTTACATATTAGGAATTGTCTCTGATGTCTGTGAGGAACAACTGTTTCTCATGATGAAAGAGGCACGTAACAAAAAACTTTTAGAGGAGAGAGATTATGACTACAGCGAATACGGCACCAGCGGAAATAACACCAGCACCAGCGGCAGTGGCCACACCAGCGCCAGCGACGCCCTCGACCTCGACGGATACTTCGACTCCGGTCGCGCCTTCGACATCGACACCGTCATCTGATACACCTGCACCGGCTACGCCTCCAGTAGAGGAAAGCGTACTTGCAAAAGTAGATGATCCTGCAGTAGTTCCTCCAGTGGTAGAGCCTGAAGAATATGATCTAGAACTCAGTGCTGACTCTCCACTCTCAGAAGAGGATCTAGATAACGTAGCTAAGATTGCTGAAGATAGAGGGCTCACAAAAGAGCAAGCCACTAATCTTTTAAAAAATATGGAGAAAGCATATTCAACTGGAGCTGCGAAGGCGCTAGAAACTTCAAGACTTGAAAACGCAGAGATGAAAAAACAGCTAATTTCTGATCCACTTTTTAATTCAAAAGAAAAAATAGTTGAGAGTTTGGGAAAAATAAACAATGTTTTAGTTAAATTCGGAGGCGAAAATAGGGCTGAACTTATCAAGCTTTTTAAGGGTCCAGCGGGCAACAACCTTCACCTAGCTAAACTATTGATATCAATCGCAAATGCGGGCGCTGACGATACCGTGATAACCCCTAAAAATCCGGGCAATACCATCGTCGAAAGTGACCGTACAAAACAGCTTCGAGAAACCTACCCATCATTTTTTGAGAAAAAAGATTGACACAGAAATATATCTCGACGACGATATAATTAATTGTAATTAATACCCAATTTAACGGGAAGGTAAAATATGGCAACTTTAAGTACTTCAGCTCCAACTCTTCTAGACCTTGCGCTCTTACCAGAGAACAAGAACGCTAAAGATGTTATCAACCTAATGGCAAAGTTCAACCCAATGCTACAGCACGCTCCGGCGTATGAGTGTAACAAAGGGACATACCACGAGACTACAGTACTTACTGGTCTTCCTTCTCCTACTTGGGGCCGTTTGTACAAAGGGATTCCTGCTACTAAAGGTTCAAGACAAGTAGTTAAGGACACTCAGGGGTTCTTAGAATCTGCTGCTGAAGTGGATACTAGATTAGTAGACGTTTTTGAAAAAGCTGAAGATAAAGCATCTATCCGTATGGAAGAAGCTGAAAGTCACCTAGAGGCAATGGCTCAAGAAGCTGCAAGAGCATTGATCTACCACGATACTCAAGTTGATCCAGAGAAGCCAATGGGCTTTGCTCCACGTTTCAATCTTACTACTGCAGAAAACGGTGGCCAGATTATCGACGGTGCAGGTTCGGGAAGTGATAACACTTCAATCTGGATGATCACTTGGGATAAAAAAGCCAACCACCTAATCTATCCTAAAGGCTATATGGCTGGTGTGAAGAGACAAGATCGCGGCGCGGTTCCTAAGCTAGACGCCGACAACAATACCTACTTCATGTATCGTGAAGAATTTACTTGGCACCTAGGGCTGTCGGTTCGTGACTGGAGATATGTAGCTCGCGGGGCGAACATTGATACTTCGGATCTAAGTATCGACGCTACTACTGGTGCAAACATTATCAACGTAATGACAAATATGTACTACAAGCATTACGGAAGAAAAGTAAATATGGGAAGCACCTATATGTACGTGAACACTACAATCATGAAGTACCTTGACTATCAAGCAAGAACTACTCCAGCTAAGCTTCAGCTTACTTATGCTCAAGCAGGCGTGAACGCTTCTGAGGTTTTACACTTCAGAGGGATTCCAGTGATTGAGAGTGATGCGATACTGAACACAGAAGATCACGTCCTTTAATTAGGGACGTGGTTTTTGAATTTATAAACTAATTACCGGCGAGTGTCGGGAGGTATAAGATGATTTTAGATAATAGAGCGATATTCTCAGACCAACAAGCAATCACAGCTACTGCAGCCTCGACTAACGTCATGGACCTTCAGGCGCTTGGATTAACCTATGACCTTGTTCAACTAAAAAGACGTCAAGGGATTAAAGACATTCCTTTGTTCTTGAAAGTGACTGAGGACTTCGATGCTCTTACTTCTCTTACTATCGCGATTGAAACTTCTGATGCAGAAGGTTTCGGTTCAGGCGTAGTGACAGTGTTCAGCGTATCGGTTCTTCTCGCTGACTTGGTCGTAGGATATAAATTTCCTCTTCCTTACTTGCCAAAGAATATCACTAAAAGATATGTAAGATTCAAATATACTGTATCAGGTTCTAACCCTACTGTAGGGAAAATCAGCTCAGGCTTAACTTGTGGATCTGCAGACGAGTCTTACGTAGGTTAATTTTTGGAGAGGTTTTAAATGGCTAAGGTTGTGGCATCAGAAAAAAGTACTGTGAAGGTTGTCCCTAAAGAGACAGCCATTCGCGTAGTAGCTATCACAGAAGGCTACTATATGGGAAGAATCATTCAGAAAGGGCAAAAGTTCACCTATAGAGGAGCCCTTAAGAAAGACGGTGGTCTTCCACTATGGGTAGTTGCTGAGAAGGCTCTGGCTGTAGTTAAAGAAAAAAATGTGGTCTCAGACGGATTAGATATCGAAGATGCCGGAGCAAGCTCTGAGGATCTTCATAATCTTCAACAAGAAAAAAACGCGGAAGCGGATGAGAAACTTAGACAAGAGGTTGCAAAACTTCCGGGCTCTGGGGTCGAATCTTCTCCCGCTAAAAATCTCGTCTAATACTTAATAAGGGGGTGGCTTGTGTTAAGTAAGACGGATGTCGCGAACTTAGCATTAGGCTACCTAGCTTCAAGTCAAGCGTTGACAGATTTAGATGCAGACAATTCAGTAGCTGCAAAAATCCTAAGACGATT